TAATTGCTTTGAAAATTATTGAATATTATTAAGATTTTTGCTTAATAAACAACATCACCATGAGTACGGCGAGCATGGTGAAGAAGAAGTTGAGGCCGATGAAGAGGAATGCGTAGGGCATGAGGTTCCATAGGACCCATTTGATGAGGGGGCGCAATACCTCTTCCTTCATTTCAGGTTTGCGAATTTCGGCCCGCACAAAGTCCATAATAAAGTCAAAAAATCCGGTGTCTTGAGTTTGTTGGTTTTGATTTGGATTGTTGTCATGTTGATTGTTAGTATTTATTTGATTATTTTGTTCGTTTTGATCGTCCTCATTGTTATGTATCATCGTGATGGACGCTGCGTTATAATATAAGCAAGAAATCCCTTGTAAGGATTTAGACAAGGCAGGCCGGCAACAGCATGCGCCTACAACCTATCAAGCCCACGAAGAAGAAGAATGGTTACCTTATCAAGCTATACGATAAAGACACCAAAGCAGTGCCACGTGTTCGTGTGATGGACGTGAAGCTCAGTTTTCAGAGCGGACGGGAGGCCCGTGTCTGGATGGCAAGCACAAACACGGGAAAGGAACGCGTTCAAGAGTGTGATAAGCAGGCCCTCAAGCTCATGTCACAACACAACCAGCATTGGTTTCAAAACTCATTGACGCAAGAGAAAATTCTCGAGTTCTACCGTTATTCATTTGACACACATGGGTTTATCGCGGTGCAAATGTCGGAAACGAATCCGTGCAAGTGCTACCATAATGCAAAGACGTGTGCCTTTGAAAGCATAGAAAATGCGCTTTCTGCAAGTTCAAGTTCGATTGGAATCACGGTTGTCATGGTCCCGATGGCACTATATGTTACATCATCGACGTTTTACATTATGTGGTATCTAAGTGAGATTCACGTCACTGAGGAAGGCTTCGAGGACGATGGAGAAGTGATTGACAAGGAGGGCATCGAGGATGCATGGAAAGAGGAAGTAGCCGCGGCACATACATCCCTTGACCAAAAGATGGATTTGCTCATGAAAAAATACACCCATTTGCAGGCCTACAAAAAAGAGCTGGACGATTTGATGGAAGTTGCACAAAGCCAACCAAACACTTCTAAGCTCTGGGACCTAACTCTAGAAAATCTTGAAACTAAAATCCGTGGCGTAAAAACCGGTCAATTATGGGTATAGGTATAGAGTTGCCATGAAATATTTTATCTAATTTAGAATATAGAATCTCTATGAAGCTAGCATCCAAGAATACCTATGTTGTGGTCACTGTCCTCCTACTAGTCATCCTACTTGGATTTATCTTCCTATCGTACAACTCAAAATCCAAAGTAGCCAACGTGGAGAAATTCTACGGCGACTTGATTCAACAAGAAATGCCTCCGGCCGCCAAGTCCGTTGCTGAGCTCTCCAACGCTCAACCGGATGCCGCCGCCAGCGGTCTTGGTAGCTACGGCGCTTCTGACCCCCAAGGCAATGAGGTATTCAACCCGGTGCAAGGTGGCGGCGCGGGCAGTGCCCCCGTCCCCTCTCCGTCGTGCTTCCCCCGCGACCGCCTAACCGCCGACGACCTTCTACCCCGCGACGCCTCCAACAGCCGCTGGGCTCAAATGAACCCCGCTGGCCAAGGCGATGTCCGCGACCAGAACTTCCTAACCGCCGGTTACCATTCCGGCGTGAATACCGTCGGCAGCTCCATGCGCAACGCCAACCTACAAATTCGCTCGGAACCCGCCAACCCCCAACTTGCCGTGAGTCCGTGGAACATCTCCACCATCACCCCCGACAACCTACGCAAACCCCTAGAAATCGGTGGTGACTACTAGAGCTCTTCCCATGTCATTATTTTTCAATATTTGTTAAATTGTTGTATAAATCAAGTATTTAAAGAGAACTTTGTTGGAACCTATAACGATGTCAAGTAGCGAAGCGCTCCTTTTCAAAGCGCTTTCAGCGTACTTCATGAAGTCGGCAAGGCACCGCGATGTCCTTTACAAAATTGTCATGGGTCAATATTCGATCTCTCTTCGTGTCATTGACTGGTTCATAACGCACTATTCCAAGGCGATGAACATTTTATATTGGATTGATGAGGGAAAAAATACCATTGTTGAGCAAATGCCCTCAAATGGCGGCAATAGTTTCAAGAAGTTTCATTTGTACTACGAGTACCGGGCTCAACTGAAATCATATACCAAGATGCATTTTGATCCCTTTCGACGTCACGAACGCATTAACTTTGTGTTGGACGCGAAAGTGGCGCCCGGAACAACACCACGTGTGATAGAGACAACAGTTGGCCAATTGAACTTCTTCAGATGGGCCTTGCAAAATCATGTCATTGAATACATTCACCAGTACCTGCCTCAAATTGAAGGGCACATGTCCATGCATCAAACAAAAAAGACGGATAAGAAAGTGGATAAGAAGACGGTGAATGGTGATGCGGCGACGGCGGCAAAGAGCAAGGCGGTGCCGGCCAAACCAGCCTGCAAAAAGAAAGAGATTGCCAAGAGACCAAATGCGGCGGCACAATCATGTAGATTGAGATTTGATTAAGACGGCTCGAATTTGATCATGTAATTCGGTAATAGAACCAGAATTGTTAATATTCACATCGCCTTCAAGAGTATCAATAATATTTTCACAATCGTGACGTATAATATTTGTATCATTTCGACACACTTTAATTACCAGTCCTCCTCTCCTGTGAATTTCCTCAATATCATGTGGATATCGTACATCAGGAATGATAATATATTTTTCCGACTCGCTGCTTGCATCATATTTTTGATACAACCTTTTCGTAAAGAACTGAACGCCCATCTTTTTCATTGTGGTGTCTGTAATCTTTTGAAACACAGATCTTGGTGTTACTTTCCAAACCGGGTCAATCACATCTTTCGAAGGGCCTTCGAGTTGCTCATGTGTGAAACCAAAAAGCGCAACGGCCGCCTCCTTAATCGGAGTCGCTAAACGCACTACCTTATAATTGACGCCTTTCGATTGTAATTCTTGAATGAGGATACCGCTTATGGTATCCTTTCCGCTGCGCGCCCGCCCAAGCACACCTATTATTTTCATGTACTTCTTATATATTTTGTTTAATTTAAATTAAGTAAGGCAATGTTGATAACTAATCAAGCATTAAAAGCACAACCGATGCAGCCACTTCATGTAAGAGCGCGCCCACGCCCGCACCCTCGCCCGCGCGTAAAAGCATCAAGCCCGCCACCGCCGAAAACCTTTTCAACTCAAGTAGTAGGTATGAAGGGTAAAAGCAAGCATCGCAAATACCGCGACTATGAATCTGACGAAGAGTTATTCGGTCAATCACCGTCGTCCTCAATGTTCACATATGATGAATCCTATGCATCATCAAGTATGATGATAAGAGACTTCAAAGAGATCGCTGTCAAACCCCGGAACCCCACTCAAGAACGTTACTTCAAACTTCTTGAGGATCAACATCCCTCCATTGTCATTGCATTTGGCCCCGCAGGGACAGGAAAGACAATGATTGCTTGTCACGTGGGAATCAAAAATCTTCAACAAGGGAACGTTTCTAAACTTGTGCTCACGCGTCCTGCGGTCAGCGTGGAAGAGCAACATGGCTTTCTTCCCGGCACGCTTGAAGAGAAGATGGAACCTTGGCTAAAGCCTGTCTTTGATGTGTTCCATCAATACTATTCCCCGCAAAAGGTTCAAAACATGATCAAAAATCAGATTCTTGAAATCTGCCCACTGGCTTACATGCGTGGGCGCACATTTGAGAATGCTTGGATCATTGCCGATGAGAGTCAAAACATGACCCCGAATCAGATGCTCATGCTTCTCACGCGCATAGGAGATGGCAGCAAAATGGTTGTTACAGGAGACATTCATCAACATGATAGAGGTTACGAACGCAATGGACTGTCGGATCTTTTGTATCGTATGCGCGGAGCGCAAATTGAGGCACCAGAGACACCTGATGTTCCGGAGGTTCCCGTTGCACTCGTTGCACCTGTTGCACCTGTTGCACCAGTTTCACCCGTTTCACCAGTTTCACCAGTTTCACTAGAGGCAATGGTTTTACCTGTTGAAGCCGATGTCGTCATAGCACCAGCGGTTGTGGTGTCTGTGGCTAAGCCTAAATGGCGTGTGCCTGACATGGACATTGTAGAATTCACATACAAGGATGTTGAACGTCATCCAGTCATAAAAACAATTCTAAAACTCTACAAAGACCTCCAATAGTTATCGTTATCTTTATGGAAGTTTAATGTCGGTCGGGTCCATGGCGGGGGATGCATGGCACGTGGGGCCGCTTTCTGTGAATTCAATAACAAATGGGAGGTGCTCTTGAATGGTTTTGAGGGCATCGGGTTTCCATGTGACTTTAATGGGCAAGGGCAAGGGCACGGGCATGAGCTCTCCCATGATCTCCTTTGCGGATTCTCTTTCGCGATTGATGATGCGTTTCACATCCTGTTGAATTTTGCGGACTTGCACGGAGCGGGACTGCTCAATCGTTTTACGCTTTTCGGATATGTTCTTGCGCATTGTGTCGATAAACGACGATGACGATGACGCATGAAGGACGACCGGAGGCATTTTGCTAACTACTTTAGATATTATTTTTTTGTATTTTTTGAAGAAATATATGCATCACTTGTGTTACGATAGAAACAAACTCGTGTCCATAGTAGTAACGTGTATTCGGTTTGGACATCATTCTTTCATGATGGTCCATGTAGGTTTGAAGTATATCAAAACACTTGATGTAGGTATAATGTTCTACATGTGCGTCATTTTCAAGTTCATAGTTTGGAACTCTCATAACGATGCATGCGGGTTCTCTTATGCACGCAATGATGGTGTTGTCCATGCCTCTTTCAAGAATAAAATAGTCAAAGTCATCATCACCATACACATTTTTATAGATGAGTATCATTTTTGCACGGTATAAAAGGTCAATAAATTTGTTTTGTGGAGAACCTTTAGATTGAATGTATCGCTTGCCGGCACCAAAGGCGGCGCGCAGTGCATCAGTTCCAATTCCAACCCGAAATTCGCCCCTGCGTATATGGAAATTTGCACTTGAAACTCAAGCTAAATTCTTATTCAAACGGTCAAGTGATCGTGAAATTGGCATTTGGTTGCGCGAGGAAATGATCAGCCTAGGTCCGGCCTTTATTAAAATGGGCCAGTTCATGTCGACACGATCTGATATTATTGGCAAGGACCTGAGCAGTGAGCTCGTCAAACTTCAAGATAATATTGATTTTGTGGATGGAGCACAGATCATAAGTGTCATATCGAGCCAAATCAATCAACCAATTGATAGCATTTTCAAGTCAATCGACGTTACACCTTTGGCATCTGCATCGATTGGCCAAGTGCATCGTGGCGTTCTTCAAGACGGCACTCAAGTGGCCATAAAGGTTTTGAAACCTGGGGCCGCCAAACGCATAAAAGAAGACCTCGAAACGCTGAATGCAATCAATCAGTTCTTTTTCAAGCTCCAATTTCCGCGTGCCAAAGAGATCGATCGTATTTTGAAACAGTACGAGTCCTTTCTAAAAGGGGAGCTTGACTATAAAAATGAGTTGCAGCAAATGCTCAAGTTTCGAGATTTGCTAGACGGTCTTGATGTGGTTATCCCGAAACCATATTTAGAATATAGCACGGACATCATGCTTGTGATGGACTATGTGTCATCCCATAAGATTAACGACATTGCGTGGATGGATGGAGCAAAAATTAATAAGTCACGCGTTGCAAACAACTTTGTAAGTTTATTCCTGTATCAGATAATATCATGTGGATTCGTGCATTGCGATCCTCATCCCGGGAATGTGGGTGTATTAGATGACGGGGAAACCCTTGTACTATATGATTTTGGGAATGTTGTAACTTTAGATGAAAACTTTAGAAATAATGTAAATAACCTGATTGTTGCAATATATCAAAAGGACGTGGATGAATTTTTGGAACTCTTGTTATCAATGAAGATCATCGAGGTAAGGGATGAAGCCGAAGTGCTTGAGCTCCGTGCCTTCTTTGAGCTTTTCTTTGTTTATTTGGAAACCGTAGATTTTTCAAAGCTCAAGATGTCTATGATTGAAAGTGATGTGGTTTCGCAGGCAAACATTGACATCAAGATTGATGCAAACTTCTTATCACTCTTTCGCATCTTCTCGTTGATGGATGGCACATGTGCTTCATTGGACCCAAACTTTAGCTACTATCCATTGTTGGTTCCATTTACAGAGGATATTTTCCGCGACTTAAGCTTCCTTGACTACCGTGTGCGAAAAGACATCAAAAAGCTCACGTCTTTTCCTGCCACTATTAGAAATACAAACCTCAATATTTTGCAGCTCAACCAACGTGTAAAGAAGACAAATGCTATGTTCTCTCAATACAAGTTTTTGATTGCAACACTTGCAGCCATGGAGGGCCTCGAGGGCCTTGGGGGGCTTGATGGTGGCGCGGGGGGCGGTGAAACAAGTGGCGCGGGTGGGACCATCAAGCTTGTTGCCGTTCTTGCTATTTTAATTGCAACTCTTTCGGCTCGCGAGCCGTGAAGTATTTGCATGCTTCTTCGAAGCCATATTTGATCGAGTCTTGGACTTGAGATGCTGTTATATTTATTTCGATTTTAGAGGCACCGTTTGTGAGGCGGGTGAAAACGACAGGCAAGAACTCAATGGGATTATGGTGAAGAACTATCTTATTTTTGTAAAACCTCAATGTCCTAAAATTACTGAATGTGCTATAGATGATACTTCCCAAGTAGTCCAAAAACCCATTGTTTGTCCGAGGTGGTTTTGAAGATTGAGCTAAAAAGATGGCAAGTGATGACTTTGCATGAGCCTCGTCAAATGGAAGATTCGGAAGCTCACAGGAGACACCGCCATCAACATACACATCGTCCCCAATGCGCACGGGTTTGAACAAAAATGGCACACATGCGGATGCGCCCACCGCTTGTAACACACACGCAGAGGGTGTGGTATCCACAGAGAATACCATTGTTTTTGAAGTGGTTAGATTTGTGGCAGAAATCGAAAGCGTTTTGCCAGTCAATTTTGCGAACGCTTGGAATGTGATGGTGGATGCAGTGTAATTGTACTTGGTTTTCAAGAAGTGTCGAATAGGAGTCAAAAACATTTCTGTATTTGCAAAGCCGTGCTTGACCCAAATGTCCATGGGATTGGAGATCGCAATGCTCATGTTGTCTTTAGAGGTTACAAATGATTTGACATAGGCCTCCAAATCGCTTGGAGAAATATCCATACAAAACATGGTTGCGAACATGGCACCTATGGAGACACCACCAACGTGTGTAATTGTTTCAAGCAGGTCATTTTCTTTAAGATAACGATACACTCCCATATATGAGAGACCCGATAAGCCTCCCCCACTCAATAATAGGTGAGTCAGCATTGTAGGTTATTCTTTGTTTCTTTTAGATAATAGATGTCGCCGTATTTGTCGTTAAATGAACTATACGCAATGCGAAGTAAAAAGAAACAATTGCGGACGGTATGTTTCGACCGTGTCATTGAATTATGCCATCGTCGGGTGCGCACCGTCGCCAGCTATGGCGGTCTAAATACATTCTATGAAATTCCTGGTCTTCTTGTCGGGTACCCCTTGTATAACATAAATGAGTGCATGGAATACATGATCGATCATTTGCGTCGATCAGGGCTTTTGGTTCAAATCCTACCACCGCCACACGTTTGTGTCATTTATATCTCATGGGACCCACAAGAAATCAAACCACAGCGCGGCCCCCAACGTCCTGCAATTGCGGCCCCGCCTGGACTTGGATTGCTTCAACTTGGGAGTGGGGGTGGGGGTGGGAGCGGAGCTCCAAATGAGCGAAAGGCAATCGAGATGCCGTCAAGGTCGTCGCGTAAGTTCTTTTAGTCTCTGAATTGGCTGAGGAACGGTTCAAGCGTGGCAATTGTTTGGCGCATGCCTTGATAGATTGCGAGCTTGTAAAGTTGTTCCATGAGCAGTATCAGAAGGATGCCGGCCAATGTGAAGAGTGCAATATCCCATAGGTTTTGCATGAAGTTTATGCTTTCGTATTCTTGTGCAAAGGGACGAGGTTCGGGATGCAAGAGCGGTCGCTTATTTTTGTAGAAAGACGACATCGCATCTGCAAAGGGTGTTTTATCAAAGCCCTTGGGTTCATTTGCGGATGCCTTGGTAAAAAATTCCGGCATGGGAGCGGCCTTCATTTCTTTTGTCTTGAGGTAAGACTCGAGCTCTTCGTCGTAATAACCATCTACGCCTTCCATATCCACCTTGCGAGAGGTCTGGAGGGGGGCCATGGGGTCCCGTTCGTTGTCATTGTCAAGTGCGGTCTGCATAGCGGCGTCAAACTGTGCCTTTGAATCATCGGACATGGGAAAGTTATAAGCCGGAGGTTGTAGAGGGCAGCTTGGTGGGGCGGCGCGCGGCGCTGTCGTGCGCTTGGCACTCGGTTTCGGACGACTCACGGGTTCTTCAACATCGCCTTGGAAGCGTTCAATGGCAGCACCAGCCCCTGCGGCACCGGGTGCGCATACACCATACTCATTGCAATAATACTTGCTGTCTCTCTGCATGGACTTGTATGTATTTTCAAAAGCTTGCCCGGGGCCGTTGGCGAAACCCTCGCGCCCACCGCGACCTTGAAAGTTGGCAAACTCTTTGCCATTGAATTCAGAGCGGTTTGCTTCATACATATCGGTAGGGGGTGGTGGGGGCAAGTTACAAGGCTTCTTTTTCCTAGAGTATGAGAATGAGGGTGTATTATATGCTTCTTGTAAGGAACAGTAGTTTGCCATACAAAAATGACACTCTACTCAACAATGAGATTTTCTTTTTCTTTTTGGTTGTTAGATGATTGACCTGCTTGTGAAAGCGACACTGACAGGTTTAATTGCTGCAATTCTTCTTGTTTATGCCTTCAACAATAAAAGAGCCTATCCGCGATGGATGCTGTCTCACTATGACCATCCATGGTTATGGATTCCCATCGTAATTGTTATCGTGTTCATATATTCTTATGACATCACCATATGTGTTTTGCTGGTATTGATGTTGCTCTCCATTCATTCAGACATGATCATTCTTGGAAGACCACACAGTGAATCGAAAGAGCATCAAGTGGGCGCTTCGGATATGGGAAGTGACGACCTAGTAACATGGGGACCGCCACTCAATCAAAATGAATCGGCACTGTACTACTCTCTTCACAACTAATTCACAACTTATACACAACTAATAAATAATTCTTTTGAAATAGTAATGGACATCTTTAATGCGGCATCCGTTTTTATGTTTCAGATAGGCGCACGCCATCTAACGTTTGACTTCACGGATGCACAAAAAGAGCTTATACGTCATCCTGTCACCCAGTCTGTCATTTTGCTTTCCATGTTTTACATGGGCACACGGAATCTTATGTGGTCTGTTATCTTACTGGTCATGTACCACATTATTGTTAGTATTTTATTGAATGAAAACAATAAGTATAACATGCTCTCATCATCATTTATAGAACACTTGGGAATCGCTTCAGAAAATAAGATTGAAATGTATTATTCCAACATGGAAAAATTAAACTAGGGCGGGCAACCAGCACATCTTTTTTACATACTCGACATGTCATGTTTTGTATTTTACCTATAGTTGATGGATCATGTCCTGGGACGGTTGTCCCCAGTAGTACTTGTCTGCATTTGTGCGCACACGCGATTGGACTTCTAGGAAGTACATGAGAACACTGAGAATGATGCAGAGAATGCCAGCGCCGACAATCACTTGTCTTGCCTTGACGTTGCCATCTGCAACAATATACAGAGTCACCATGAGAGACACGATGAAAACCATTGCAATGGACAACATAATACCCGCGCGATGCTTTTTGCTTTGCAAGTCATGTAGGCGGTGTCTTGATTTCAAGGATGCGGATGCATTATCAACCTGAGTTTGTGTGTTAATAAAGTATTGAAGCTCCTTGGATGTGCTGTAGTTAATGTTGTTGTATGTTTGTGATGTTTGTAGAATCAAAGCAAGGTTGATTGTATTCTGTAAATAGCGAGTGAAGTGATCAAGGGTGCTCATTTCCATGAGGTATTTTTCAAATTCCATCGCAGATTTTGCGGCCAAGTAGGTTTGAAGCTCGTCGGGATTCACCGTCTCAAAGCCTTCAATACCCTCATCATCTTCCAAGCCATTGACGCTGTTCGGGGCGGCGGTGCCGTCTTCGCCCACAAAGCGCTCGATCTTCTTTTCACGCACAAAGAAGAGAATCATGCAAAAGATGAGAGCAATCGCCAAACCAATGATGGCATACATGCGCTTTTGTGATTGATCCATGGGCAAGAGTGCGATTCCAATAAAGAAGACAATGAACAACGCTGCGAAAACCATGCTTATGATCGATGCCGATTTGGTGGTTGTGTGTTGTTGCTCTTCAAGCACTAGTCGCTCCGACTCCTCCATCATGGTGCTTTTGCTATCTTTAATAGTGTCATTGAGATCATTGATCTCTCCGGCATTGGTCTTGTATAACTGAATTTTACCATAGAGATCTTGGATGATCTTGTTCGCATTACCTGATTGGTACATTGAATCAAACTCATTGTTGAGGAAGACAAGCTTATTTAATAGGAACTTTGTGATGCTCAGTATTTGTTGTTGATCAACCGAGCCGGCAGGTGAGTAGATCAGTTCATAGATGAAGAATGATGTGTAAATATGGATCAAGAGATCAACTAACAACGAATTGCGACGAACAATGAACTGTTGAACTGCATTAAATGCAAGATATGCCTTTAGATACGAGTATTCAGAAGTCAAGTTACCACCGGTGATCTCCACGGTGTCATGCGTCAATGTGTCTTGATGGAGCGTATAGATCGGAAGAATGATGTCTTGTTTATTGTTGAACTTCTCAAGATTCACGGGATCCAAGAAGTTATATGATACTCTCGCACGGTTCAGTTCGTCTAATAGTTTTCTTACATGGTTTCCATTTGATATCACGGATATCGAGGCCATCAACCCTGAAAAATTTATGTCGGCGTCCGAAAACAAGGTGCTGTCATTTTCAACCGGTAGTTCCAATTCAGCAAGACCACTTAGTGCAACAAAAGGAGCCTTGTCGTTCGATACATACAGATTGCTTAGCGCAGTTGTTTTGATCGAGGTTTTGAGGGTTGCGTCTTCGCGATGTGTGGAACTGAAGTACTTAATGAACTCTTCATAGTCCGACAAGTTTTGAATAAGATTGTCTGCGGACCACGAGGTGTCGTCATCGGCTTCTCCCGCTAAAAGAACAGCAGGGTCATACATGAATGACCCGCAGGCAACTTCAGTGAATTTAGTGGCATCCTTGTTACGAAACAAGCTCTTCAAGTAAATTACATGCGATTGTGCAAAGTAGCGGATACGTATGTTGTATAAGCCCGCAATCAGTTTCTTCTCTACGGAATTGCAATTTTGAGAGGGTTCAAGTAAATTGGTATTCTTAGCAACACTTGCTCCATATATAGATGCAACCAACATGTTATCAATATATATGTCTGCAGGTGCATTCGTGTTCAATGCAAAAACATATGTGCCTGCATTTTTAACAACCAATTTGCCGTCAAGCTCGTAAGCATACTTGGTCCCCGATGTTTTTGATACATCCAAAGATGCCGTAGTTGTAGGGATGACCGAAATAGCTTCCAGTGTTTCAAAATGATGATCCATTGCGTCTTTATTGGCAGGGGCGGCCAGTGAATGGTTGTATAAGTAAAGAGCGAGCCCCGGCTCATATCGGCGGTCGTCGATCATAGTGCTTAGATACCCTGTTGCTTCTTTTTCGTCATCAGTTGGAAAGAAACTCAATGACATAAACTCCACTTTTGATAAAACAGAATCGATAAGTGGCGTTTTCACGACTTCATCCGTTAGCGGCATTCCTTAACAATTGTTAAGAAAAAAGTCGAAAATCGATCAAACACAGCACCGATAATAATAATAGGTGCCCGAATTTTCGTTATGACGCGTAATACACACAATGTCCCCATGCTTCAGGCCAAGCCACCTGGCCATCATATCTGTTTTCATAATCACCGGCAATTGCGACTTGGTCTTGACTTGATAACGAGTCATGATGTCCTTGATTTGATCTTCACGGACCTTTTCGTGTTTTGGTACGAGAATATGCTTCGAAGGGTTGTATTGCAATTCTTTCAACGTAAATATTTGGAGCATACCTCCTTGGGCATGGAGCTCCTTGTCCTTTTGTTGAAATGCCTGTATGTTTGCCGTTGAGAGCATTTTCGAGTCTTGCACGACGACGATGAAATTCTTTTTGGTGCCCTCGGCAAAAATTGTTTCATTTTTAGAGAGATTTTTAACGAACGTCTTCGTGAATGCAGTTATCACAATGGTCTTATTTGTCTCATGTTGCATTTGTTCAGATAGATAGACACCCCAATCGGGAATGTTTTCGAGCTCTTCGCGAAATGAAGCCGTCTCGTCATTTCGGTCCGCCAACATGTCAGAGACATGAAAGAGAGCGGTTTCGATATTGTGTCTGCCCATGCTAATAATATGCAATATACAAAAAATTTTAAATGGGTCCCGTCAATTTTTATATTAATCGTCGCCCTCTGAATCTTGATCGTCGCCTTCTCCCGATACAACACGAATACCGCGCCACCCTGTGGATGGATATTGGCCAAACTGTTTTTCCATGTATGCCTTGAATTGATTGCGGTCCGGCATCTTCTTGCCTTTGTTGGCAATTTTCATGGCCCAATTTCTGAAGTCGCCGAAAATATTGTTGAGGGTAATACGAGTCGTGATGGTTGCGTCGCGAATTAGTCGTTCTCCAATAAATTGGCCAATGATGTCATTGTTCTTCTTATAGCCCTCTGTTGCAATGCGAACCTCCAACGGCTCTTGGATAGTTGCTGGGTCTAAATGTTTGTGATGTTCAATGAGCATGCTGATAAACATTTCGGCCCATCGGTCGAATTTTTCCGAGAGCTCAAGATCAATGTTGAACTCTTTGGGGTTAGCGGGGTCTGGAGCATCCGTAAATTTAGAAGTAAATTCCATGACACGAATGCGGCGCCACGTGCCTCCGTCGTCCGAGCTTACCTCGGGCAATTCATTGCATGTCATGATCATTTTGAATTGCGGGCGAAACTCAATGGGCTCCTTGAAAAGTCCGCGTGCAAGAATGCGATCACCTCCTGACAACTCCTTCATCAAACCAATGTTGAGCTTCTCATTGTCGCCCGGCTCTTGCATGACCGCGAAACGACGCCCCTTGGTGCGCTCAAGTTCCGATTGTGCTGCATTCGATGCCGCCCGCTTCTGTGTAAGAAGGGAAATGGGAAGAATGCAATAGTACTCGCCAATCGCCTTTTGAACGAGCTCTAGTAGCTTACTTTTTCCATTCGACCCAGAACCTGTGAACATGTAGAACTTTTCTTGGCGCACGCTGCCGTCGAGAACAATGGAAAGGACGTCCTTGACATAGCGGCAGACGTTCGGGTTCGTGAAAAGCGTGTCGAAGAATTTATTGAGTTCGCGCGCATCCGCATTTTGCGGATCGTATGGGACATAGTGCCGGCCCGTGGAGAACGAAATATAGTCGTCAGGAAGGCCCTCGCGAAACTCATGCATACGCAGATCATAAACACCGTTCTCAAAGCCAATGAGGTGTGCATGGGAGTCGAGTACCTCCTCAAACTTCTCATCCGTGAAAAGACACTTGCACTCCTTCATGATGCTGTCCTTGAAGCCACAATTTTTCAGTTTAAGACCAATGCACTGTAGCTTCTTCGATTTGTCCTCAAAGACATCGCGGTTATCCGGGTAGCGCATGGCTTCGGCATTGAAGTGCAAAGCCCGCTCAAGAAATTTAGTGCAAATCTCATTTGATAAGAGAAGGCGGAGATAGAGTCCCTCCTTCGTGCGCACCCATCGATGCTGGCTCGGCTTGAATGTGTACCAGATGTCGCGTGTTGTAAAACGATAGGTGTCCTTGTACATCGCTTGCACCACCCGTGCCACATCAAAGTGAGCGCCATCGCTCCCGGCACATCGATCAATAAGCGTGATGACATTGTCGCTCAATATCTCATTGTACTTTGGGAGATTGTCTTTCTTTGCCCACCATCGCAATGTGCCCATCCCAAGCGTATCCACGCGCATGCGATCCCACAATTTCTCGCACTCTCCTCCGATGAACTTGTTGCTCACTTGCGAAAATTCGACCCACTGAGCCAAGAGACGGTAGTCAATGTTGCGAAGGACCCATCCGAGCTTAATCCAGTCATCGTAGCAGTTTGCGCGATTCGGCAAAATGCATTTAGCAACGAGCTCGCGTGCAAGCTTCAACTCGTCCTCGGGCGCCTCATTGCGCAGATAATTGATGCTTTGGCCAAATATTTGTTGGTGGAGCTTTGTCTTGTGGCGCTCGTCGATTGCAGGAAGTACGTGTTTCACATACTGCTCAATTTCAATGGCCTTGTCATCGCGAATTTCTGTGAGTTCGGCACTGGCGCGCATCGAGAACATATCGACATAGTTTGTTTCTGGGGCAACACCGACAAGTGCCGACATGTCGATCATGCTCTTGTCAGATGGGTCATAGCGCCAAATCTGTGTAACCTTGTAGGCCTCCATATCCGGCTTGCTGCTCCCATACATTTGCCAATTGCATTTATCAATGATATGGTAATCAACGACATCGTCGAAGGAGTTCGTGAGAGGAAGCCCAGTAAAAACGAGTGTGGCACGGTCGAGGATTTTACGTCGCACCCAATGCTGAAGATCGTTGCTCACGACCAGCTTGGGCCAAATAATGTGAATGCCGTCCTTGAGCTTGCCGCGATTTTCTGTTGGATTTTGCTTCTCCATCACATATGCGACAAAGTCTTCGTCGGGGACGACGAGAGCGCTCGAAAGAACATCAAAGTAGGCTGAAAGAATGCGTTGAACATCCGCGTCAATGTACATTCGCGGAAGAGGCGAGGGCTTAGCCTCCGGAAGCGCGAACCGAAAGTCAAAGTCGGCGCGCATAATACTAGGATTCGTTGGTTTCTCGGTTAGGTGAAGAGAAACCCCCGATTGCATTGCTCGTTTATAAACATTATAAAAATCGATTAAGTTTTCGTTAGGTACATTTATGCTATATGATGGCTTCCCGATACTCGTGTGTGTGAATGGACTCCCGCGCTCACATCGAAACCGGTGTGTAAATTGCTTGAGGTCGTCCATTGTACCCATCCGATAAAGGGGGCTCTCCTGGAATATAACCCCGGGAATTTTTTAAACCAATCGCTCACACTTGAACTCTGGAAAATAGAGGTTTGTGAAATTACATATACGAGATACTGTAACCTTTTTCTTTTATGATCAATTTTTATCTTGCATACAAGTAAATGTTTCGTACGCTTTTTTTTACGGAAAGTCGTTTCCTTTTCATAATCTTAACACTCATATGCGGCGTGTTTTGTATTTTTAAACAAAATCGCATTTGGGCTTTGGCCACGTATGTTTTTTTGATAGGAGCTTTGATGATTTTCTACAGAGTGCCCAACCGTACGTTGAATTTATCAGAGCAAAGTACGATGGGTATTATTGCGCCATGTGATGGCGTCATAAAGGCCATTGAAGTAGATGGAAAAAATCAACGTACAAAAATTGTTGTATTTTTGAATATATTTGACCAGCATTTACAGTATTACCCGATCAATGGTCGCGTTGTCGAGAAAATATTTACGGCTGGTTCTTTTGCACCCGCATACATGCTCGAGAAGTCGAAAAATAACGAGCGAATGCATGTGAAACTAGAGGGACGGAAGGGAATTGTGGGCATCACGCAAATTGCAGGTCAAATTGCACGACGCATTGTGAATCATGCCCAAGTTGGCGGCGGCCATGTGAAACAAGGTGATTACATGGGAATGATTAAGCTATCTTCTCGCGTGGATATTGAGTTTCCATCAGGAAATTATGTGCTCAATGTAAAAGTAGGACAGATAGTACGGGCCAAAGAAACTTTGTTGGCCATCTAATAGATGTACGTCTTGTCTTCGCCAAAATGGCAAATCGTGCTCACGTGTTTTGCATGTAGCTTTTTAATCATCATATATGGTACTTTTCGATGCAAGAACTCAGACTTTAAAGATCCTTTGACGGCGTCTGCGTTTGGCCATCCTTGGAATCGATTCTTGGACGGATGGGGCATCAGCCATTTCATGTTTTACCTTTTGTTGGCCTACGTATTTCCAGCCGAGTGGGCCTTCATCTTTTGCATGGGCGTGCTGTGGGAGCTCATAGAATTTATATTCAAAGATCATCCCTTTTATTTGTCAAAATGTGCATATAGTATTGATACTGACCACGGGGCGGGTTGGTGGTATGGGAGATGGGAAGACATTGTCATGAATTCGCTAGGAATTGCGCTTGGCTGCTTTCTTGGACGATGATTTATTTTAATTTTTGTGGCTTCATAGTAGATGAAGAGTAAGGCAGATCCTTCTGCTTTGTATTGCTCACCAGCGCGGGAGGCAGTTTTTGAAAAAGATCATACTTGTTTCACACGTGAGGAGCTTGTGAAAATGGCATTGGCTTGGAACGAAACGCATGCGAGCTCAAAAATATCGAGCATACCTCGCAAGTCAAAGAAGGCAATACTGGATGCTTTGAATGAAAAGCTCACTCCGGTATGTGGTGACAATCAACAATGGTGCTGGGCGGACAAGCTCAAGATGTCTTCTGCTGGAGAGGAGGCTTTGCGCCCATTGATGCCTGTCGAGTGGAAGAAAAATCCCTACGCGTGGCTGAGTAACTTTGACATTGAAAAGGTAATGCAACAATATGAGGAAAATAAGGATTTCAAGTACAAACTTATGGGTGTGTATCCAATGGATTTTGCCAAAGTGTATTCGGAAGTTCAGACCACAAACATCGAGCGGTTGCGAAGTGATGGCATTGATTATTTGGGGTATATTATCAACTTGGACAACCACAATGAGTCTGGTTCGCACTGGGTGAGCCTTTTTCTTTGCGTGAATCCGGATTTCCCATCATATGGCGCCTATTTCTATGATAGCGTTGGAACCGAGCCGACGACTGAGATTCGTGATTTTTTAAAAACTATCATAAATCCCCAATGTTATAAACTGTATAGCAAGGAGCTGCCGTTTTATTTTAACGAGCTTCAAAATCAACACAATAACACTGAGTGTGGTGTGTTCTCCATGAATTTTCAAATAAAACTGTTGCGCAAGCTCTTAGAGAAACCATCCATGTCCATAAAGAAAATTTTAAAAATTAATGCTAACGATGCCAAGGTGCATATTTTGCGCAACATTCTATTTAGACCCAATGAAAGCGGCGTTAGCACCCTAAGCGGCGGCGCGCGAGCTGGGCGATCAAAAGGCATTAAAAGAAAGAAGATACCGTCTGAATAATGGCGAATGCTAATGGACTAACGAGCAAAGCGAATATAGATTTTTTATCAAATATATTGCGCAGCTTTTTTGCAGATAAATACAACACCGACGTCCCTCTGAGCATTCTCAACGGTGTTGTGACGGACCATGCTAGTGGATTTGCAAGTGCCAACCCGGCGCTTATGCGCACGACCTCTGTCGAGGATATTAACCGCCGAATCATCTCAACCGCTAAAGAATCCATCAAGCAACGCATCACACAGGCTTCACAGGCTTCACAGGCTTCGCAGACCGCCTCGCCGCCCCAACCACAAATACCACATGTCGCACAACCTTCGCAACCGCCGCCGCAAGCCGAGGAGGACGATAGTCCTGATGAATCTTTTATGGACCGATTGCAGCATTTGGAGATTCAACGCTCAATCACGAATGCACCTCCAACACAGGATATTAGCGCATTAAAGTCCGTGACAGACGTGTTGGTTGGCACAAAAGCATCAGCATCCACGGTATCTTCATCGACTATCTTTCTGCAAGCACCCATCAAGCGCGGAAAGGAGTTTGTTGTGCGGTCGTGGGATCGCAATTGGATGTCTTCTAAAGAACGCAATGGGATACGTGTGCAAAATGTGCCTTTTATAAGGGACACAAGCACTCAAATTCTGTATGCCTTTATTCCCACTGAGTTTTGTTATGATACACCGTATATTGTAGTACAGGTTCAAGGGGCAACCGGTCACATCTTTCAAAGCTATTTGTTTCGCGAACATGATCACTCACATGCACATTGGGTGACCTTCAAGCCCGGATCGGACTCTCTTGGATTCACAACACCACTTGCTCTTCCATGGACCATGAGCATTTTAGGTGCGGACGGCATGCCCCTTGAGATGGGCGACGATGGTCAAGTTCTCGAGTACATTTCCGAGTACGGTATGTACAAATGTGAAATGGGAACGGGAATGGGCGGAATCAAACCAGGGCATGTGGCGTGGCTAAGTGTCATGGGCGACCTCAAGCGCACAAAGGTATTGGACGTGAATGTGCATGAGAACTTGATCAAATTTGAAAGTCATATCATAGCCGCAAACTGCTCTCTCTTGAATTATTCAAAACAATGGAATATTATATTTGAAATATCCACTACCAAAACAAAATAACGGCTTTATGCAACGGCAACAATAACCGAAAGAATTACCCACACAATCATGGTGAGGATTTCTAGACGCGAAATGAGTTGTACTTTTTCTTCTTCTGAGATGGCAGTCGTGCTTACTCCGGAATTCGGGAAATTTAGCTTGTACATGATGAGGAATATGAAAGCTCCGAGGGTCCATAGAAGTAGAAGGTATGTATAGACATATCCTGAGTTTTTATGGAAATTGACGTAGTTGAACACAATGCGCAAGCGGTACATGTCCAGATTTACAAAGAGCACAAAGGCAATGAAGATAAATGTAAAGAGCAAGAGATAAGATATCACTGCATAAAACATCTTTTTTATTGTTCCGCGCTCGATGAGGTACTCGGTGATCGAAAGGGCAAAGAGGCGAATAAAGAGCGACACAAACACGAAAACGGTCTTGTCGGTGCCATTTACAGCAAGAACCTGGTCAGGCAATAAGTTGTTGGCCCGCATGGAATCCACCAAATTTTGTTTGGCCTTCATGTCATCCGAGTCGCGCATGTTGTTGTAATCGTACATGATCTTGGTGAAAAGGTTATCATAGGGTGAAATAGAGTTTGCAAGGGCGTATGCCGGATTGATACGCGTCTTGTAAAGTGCTTCTAATGGGTTTATCACCTTTGTGATGATAGACTGGATGTTGTCTTTCATGGTTTTGATGGTGATTCCCCCTTCCTTTACCTCCGGACCCACCGGATTGCCGCCTCCTTGTTTTCCATAACCAAAAGCGGCACCAAGGTTATAACCTTTATTATCTGCTTGTTTCATTTTAATATCATAATCCCGTTGTTCTTTGAGTCCTTGTGCCTTCTTTTTCACATATGCCAATTTTTCGTTATACGTTCCAACCCTTTCGGTAACATATGATGATATGTCGTTTATGAGGCCTTTTGTTTCTGTTGATCCAAATGATCCTTCAACTGATTCTGTAAGGTGTTTTGTCATGTCCATAAATTTCTTTTCGGTTTGATAATTTGGCTCACGTTCTATGATTTTGGTGAGACGGTTGAACACTTTGCGAATTTTGGCTTTCTGATCCTCTGCCAACTTTTGAATCTCATCCATAATGCGTTTTCCATCTTCTGATAGGTAGCTATAGTTACCCGTTACTTCTCGCGCTAAATCAGCTTCTGATTTAGCTTTTGCATCAGCCTCGGTTTTTGCGTTTGCATCAGCCTCGGTTTTAGCTTTTGCATCAGCCTCGGTTTTTGCGTTTGCATCAGCCTCGGTTTTTGCGTTTGCATCAGCCTCGGTTTTAGCTTTTGCATCAGCCTCGGTTTTAGCTTTTGCATCAGTTTTGGCTTCAGTTGCGCTCGCAGCGGCAACGCCTTCAGTGCCACCGACTCCTTGGGGGGCAGCAGAGGGCTCGAGATAGTTTTTAAATTTAGTCCATTTGGTATCTGCATTCTCTAGTGCGGTATAAATCGAATTTAGTTCTTTCTTGCTCTCCAATATTTCTTTCATCACCTCCTTGCTCGCATTCACAACCGCCGTCGGGTTTGATGCAGGCGGCACCGGGGGCAGTGCCGGATCCGTGTCTTTGGGGTTCTCTTCTTTTTCGTCATCTTCTGGGGCGCCACCGAATAAATTTAATTTTTTACTATTTTCCATGTTGAAAATTCGAATTTCTGTATTCGATGGCATCTGTGATATGATTGTATTTGCTCTTTCTTGCAACCTTTTAAAAGTTGGAAACTCTTTTATATTGCCAATTATTCTAAATATATTTGAATTTCTTAGTTTCCAATACAGTAAATGCCTGAGTACGATTAAATTAATTGTTGATTCTATATGATGTTCTTCGTAAATTTTAAAGGCAGCTTCGAATGTGTCAATGTCATTTATATGTTTCAAGAAATTTTGATATTTTTCTTCATCAATATCAAAATCATAAGGAACTGAAAATTTCCATTCGAAATATGATCTCATAATGAAGTTTTTAAGTTCTGTTTGATCCTTTGTAAATGCATTTGAGTTATTTTTTATATTTTGGAAAACATTGAAGACATAATCCTTTCCACTTGTGACATTAAAAATAGCACCAAACCAACCTGTGTTTGACGGATATATTAGATTGATTTTTCCATCTATAATGGATGTTGTAAGAAGAATTTTGAGATCTTTTATTTCAAATAAAAGTTTTATTAAATCTTCGACAACATTCACATATTGTAGATTTAAACATTCTAATTCATTATTAACGGTAGGTAAATAAAACTTTTTTAAATATTTTGGATTCAATTTATTGAAGTCGTACCTAACTGCAGGTGCAAGTGCAGGTGCAGGTGCAGGTGTAGGTGTAGGTGTTGACTCTCTCATTTCGAAAATATTAAGTCTAAACCATTCTAATACAATTGCACTATTCAAATGAATATTTAAAGGGCTTCCACCTATGTTTTTGAATGTTTCAAACGTAATTGAATCTTCATTTGCTTTTATCTCATAGTCTTTGTAATTATTTTTTATAATTTCGATAGTATCCAAAATTGATCTTGATTGTGCCGAACCCGAAATAGGTCCTACGCGCAATGGAGGCAATTTAAAAGGTACCGGCTTTTGAGAAGCGTCTAGTTGTGATGATGGTAAAGGTGCTTCAAGGAGCACTTCCACTTCATTACCTTTGGAACTGATATCATCTTTTTTCTTGAAAAAAGAAAAATGTACTCCTGGAGTAATGCCCAACTGTTTAAAAAAATCAAGGGGATCACTTATTGCTGTTGTTTGAGAACCCATGAATAATTTTAAGTAGATTCGTTGAGTGCAATCGACTCCGTATGCCTCCCCAAATACTATAGGTTTATCTATGTTGTAGTTCACACCATCTAATGAATATGAAATATATATGAAGATGCATTTTTTGTAAAGACGCGCCACTGCATCGACTTCGTAATCAGATGCCCATTTTTTATCATCTATATGTCCTGCATATATTGGATTTGTTTCAAAATGAGTTTTATTCATTTCTTTTTGATTACTTTTGATAGCAGATATGAGGTCGTTTGCATCTTTCAAACCTTGTTCACCATCATAAGCTTTACCTAATGCACCATTTACCGCATAGAAAAAACACCAACCATCCCCTTTCACATTGACTTCATCGTGTGTTGTAAAAATTTGTTCAATTGTTGGTGTTGATTCTGCTTGTGCCATGCTATCTTTAGCTGTTATTGCTGCTACTTCGTCTCCTGCTTTTGGTGCCGTTGTTTCTGCTGCTGCTGGTGCAGGTGCTTCTTCAACTCCTTCAGCTCCTTCTGGTCCAAAAAGCCCATTCGTATATGTGTCTGTTGTTTTGTTCTGTAATTGTTGTACCTGTTCTTTTAGCTCTTGCAGCTCTTTTCGTTCTACAAAAGCCTGTTTTGCTTGATCAGCAATTGTAAATGCTTTTGTGGAGCGGTCGATAGCAACATCAACTTTATCCGAAATCAAATTTACACTATGTGTAAGTGCTTCAAGCTCCGCTTTTGTTGAGGCTAATTGAGCATCGTTTCCACCTATATTCGCCATCTGTGCATTTACATTTGCAACAAGTGCATCTAATTCTGCTTTTGATTTTTCAGATAATTCTCCTTGATTTTTAGCATGCCCGATGACGCACTTTGATAACTTATCAATATTTTCTTGAAGGACACTTATGGCATCTACCTTTTTAGTAAGAATTGCAATTTCTTGAGGGAGAGCCCCTTGTTTCGACATAGCGTATGCAGTGCAAGTTTTGAGTTTCATCAAGTATTCTTCGTTTTCTTTTCTATGGCCAGCAAGTTTAGCGATGAGACCGGTGGTGCAGGTTTTGACACGCGCGACGGTTGTTGCCATTTCGGCCTCGTCGCGTTTGATTTTCATCATAATTCCTTTTGCGCAATCTGTGAGTTGCTTGAGCTTTAAGCTATCGGCTTGGCCTTTGATTTCTTTAATTGTTTTGCATAAAAGTTGCGTCTTTGCCTTCAACTCGTCATCATGTAGCATTTTGTTTGTTTTCAGAAAACGGAGAGTGCATTCTTGGAGTGTTTTGATATCCTTTTTCGACACGGATGTTACGTTGTCAATGATGGCAGAAATCATAGTATGGAGCCCATTTGCTATGTTACCACCACCTTTGATCTCAAAATCAAAATCTTCTCTAGAAATAATGTCTCTCAAAAACTCTTTCACTGCCTCCGGACTTATTTGGGCAGTTAATTGAGCGGCGGCGGCCTTGATGGCGTCTTTTCGGGCATTTGTGCTCGCCTCATCCATGTAGTACTTTTTTAGCGCTTTCATGAACTCTTCATATGCAGACGGGTTTGAACGTATTTGCTCAAAAGCTTTTACGCGCTCGGGAAATACAAGCTCAGCAAAGCTATTCAAAGGATGATCAGAGTCATCGGGAAGGTCAGACAATGCATCTGTGTTTGCACTACCGTCTTTTGTGTTGGTAGGCGGCACTACTGGTTGCCCATCGGGCCCCACTTTAGGATCTTGTAATTGAGCTACAAATGCATCAATTGTACCTTTGAAGCCACCCATAGTAAGTGTTTTTGCCAAGGCGCCTAATTTGGAACTGAACTCTTTGATTATGCAAAGGCATTTTGTGCTGACACCACTCGTTTCAGGGTCAAATTTGTGTAATATAATACAAACCAAATCCAATAAATAGGCGTCTTGTTCAATGTCTTCCTTTGCACGATTGAATTCACCGTCACCATTTTTGACGCCATAAAACATCTTGGCGAATGTCGGTATCCCGATTGTTTCTGTATCTAGTCCAAAACAAGTCATGGAAAAAGAAGACCTCTAATTAAACCGGTATAAAATATTTTACACACGAATCGCGATCACCGAGGTAAGAATCCAGATAAAAAATGTAAAACGTTGCAGCATGGATATGATAGCACGTCTCTCCTCGAATGTGAGGGCTTCTTTGGATGTCGTTTGATCGCGAAGTACAAATGGCAAAGGTAGAACGAGAAGTTGTGCTGCACAATGAACAGTGCAACGCACAAATGCTTTCTTGACGTCCATATTCACATAGTAAAACATAGAATGAAAGAAAATGTCATTGGGATTCGCATTCACCAAGACCACCCACATAATGAACAATGATAAGTATAATACAAAGTAGAGTAAGAAGGCATTTTCAAACGTATTGATCATTCGACTATGAATTCCCCATTCAATCAAGAAAAGCGTGATGCCTCGCAAGGCAAAGGTCATGGCAATGAAAATGACACGGTCCGTGTTGGTAACGCTCATGTTGTCCGGGGAAAATATAGGGTCAGTTTCAACCTTTTGGAAAATGCGCCTCTTATCATCGACCGCGGTCTTGTTTGCTAAATCATTGTTGATTCCCTGATAATAACTATCGCCGCCACCACCTGCTTTAAGACCGCGAATCTGATTGATAATTGTACTCTTGGACTTGTTGATATCATCTACTTGTTGTGAATGTGCTTTTGTGAGGGAAATGGCTTCATTCACGACATCTAGTTTATTGTTATAGAGAGCATTCAGAAAGTGCGTGTAGAAAACTTTCTTTTGGTTGAAATCAGGCAACTTTGGAATGATACTATCAACCATGCTTCCTAAGCCACCTGAAGGCTCAGTGCCTTTGGTATCCACGGATGCATTGATATCTTGAAATTTGACCTTCATATTGCTATTTCCCATTAGAGGTGCCTTAACACATTACAAGATATTTTTATCACAGCATTGCTTGATAGAGCCATCCAACCCATGTGAGAATAAACGCCGTCATGATGACAGAGAGTGTCATGAATGTAACCGTTTTATGTCTGTATTGTGGATCCTTGAATGCGATGTGGTAGAGCGAATACAGAACAATGAGTAAAATCAATATCGAGTATCCGACAACCCATTTCGAATAACTGGTGGCTGCATCTCCAATGCTATTGTTATCGCGCATGTCAAACATCAAAAGCCTCAGATCATCTATCGTCTTCTTGTTGGAGGCTTTTGCGTTCAAATATTTCAATTCATTGCCCTTGTTATGCATCAAGTACGATGCAAATGTGCGCATGTTTTTGCTTGTAATGTTGGGGTCACTCTCGTGCTTGCGAAAGTAGTTTGATGAGAGCTCGCCTTTGACGTCTAGTTTTTCGATGAGAGTTTGTAAGCTCGCCATATATTTGTCGTATTGAACAAGTACGTCGTTATTGAGGGCGTAACTTTTCCAAACAATAATGCTAATAAACCCAATGGCAAGAACTAAAGTTATCAATGACTGTATCATCTGTGGTGTGATCTCGTGAATATTATCACTTATGACATAAGTGCCATCGGGATCTTCACTGTTGGGTGTATAAAGGGGCACCAAAACGTATGCTAAAAAGCACACGAACGCAAACTGAACAAAAAACACCTTGGTATTGCTCTTTAGAGCGTTGAAAGTGTGATCCGATGGCAAGGGAGTGCTAACATAAAAATCGTCGGAGGGAAAGGGGTTACCATGAAGGGCCTCAAATGATCCCCGAGAGTACATCATGTATAAAATGCATGCTGTTATGTATGCATAGGCCGTTTTCTTACGACTGTTGTGAAATAGAATATTTGAGACAAGGATGGCCAAGCAAACAAACGAAAACGTAAATAAATAGTTCATGTATTTTGCGCTTTCATCGAACTGACTCATTTGCTCCCTTAAGCTTTCATAGAGTTGAAAGACTCCTGTCTCATTTTCCATAAACTCTTTACCGCACTCATTTTGCACAATTTTACCGACGTTATATGCTATATGTAGTTGCCGTGCGATGATCATGTGCTTGAACCACACAATTGCGAGCAGCACCACGACCACAACCAGAGCTACATTGGCTACTATTGAGTAACTAGCCATCTCTAAAAAATAAAGATATTAAATAATATGATTTCAAGCTTGATATCTTGGATGGATGACAAATATGTAGATCAAAAGAACAATGGGTATGTACGATACTGCAATGTTCTTTAAGACACGGTCTTTAATTGGGCGGTATGCATCGGCGAATGCAAGATCCTCAAGTTCATGGGCATTTATACCAAACTCTTTTAGATCAAGTTGCAGCTTTTCGAGTTTCAAGTATGACATGAACTCGTAATAGTCTTGTCGTGTAAGAATTTCATCTAGTTTAATTTGTGCTTCGGCCGGTCCTATATATTCTTCGGTTGATGCCATGATTCGTGCTAATAGTAGTCTTTTGAGACGCACGGACATAATGTATGGGCATTTCGAGCTAGGAATCGGACTTGTACAGGTAATGCGGTCCTTCAAGCGGCTTGCCAAGTCCTTGTAGTATGTGACAATGCGTTGAGTATCCGCTCTTAATGTCAAGTCGTCTTTTCCGCGTACTGCACGACCATCTCGCGATATGCCATTCAAGCTGCATGCAAATGCATTGCATGTATTACTCTCGGGCCCTTTGAATGAGAATGTACTGAACAAGTTCGTGAGTGAAAAGTTAAATCGTGATTTCAAGATGTAGAGATCGAGTGCCATGAACAGAATTGCAATTGAGAATATGATGGTGAAATCCATGTTCCATATAATCTTTCCTTGTGATACGAAAACAATGGTCATAATCATCACAAGTCCGACAAAGAGCCAAGTTATATTAAGTGCCGACTCCCATAACGAGAAATCATGTAAATTGTAGTATTTATAGATTTGGTAGCGTCGCGTCTCCATTTCCATCGGGGATGATCCGCCCTCCACACACTCGGCCTCGATTGATTTGGAAAGCTCGAGCTGCTTTAAGTTTTCGAATAAGAATACCATATAGAGAACATGAAATATGATAAAGATCGACAAAAGAACGCGGAAGAAGATTTTGCCGTACCTATTTTGATCAGACAACATCTTTTGAATGTCCGAGTCCATCTCACCTTACTCTCATGAAAGAAAGATTTACTTATCGCCCCCTCTTATTGACCGGATGAACCGAACAATTGCATCAATCGCTTGTTGTATCTCTTGGCCATAAAGTATGAAGAGTATGAAGACAGAGATGAGGAATAGAGAAGATGCTCCAATTGTGCGCTGAGTGAGATAGGAGCTGAACTTGGGTATAATGAGATCCACCTCACTTTTCATGGTGGTCTTTGCAACATTCAATGTTTTCATTTTATTAATCACTGTGGTCTCGATTGCATTTGAATCTAATGTTGCTCGGTATGCAATGTCCAAATCATAAAATGCATTTCGAATCATCTTCGAACATCCGATGCGAATATAGTTGGCGTATTGGAAATTTGCTGTGGTCGAAGTTCCGACGAGCTTCTTGCGTAGCTCCGAATTATCAAAGTCGGCAACCGTATCCTTGAAGTACTTGTAAATGCTATAGTGTGTGATAGCAATGGAAACATCGTTGGAGTTTGACATGCTCGAAACAACCTTTTTAAATTCGGCTTCATTGTCACTTGCAATGGTATTAAGAAGCTGAGTGTTGGTTGTTGTGCATGATGCGATTGTCGAATTTAAATTATTTACTTTGGTCTTTGTTTTATCAAGGTAAGGCCGGATACTGTTCTCGAAATAATCGATGTATATGAACTTGATGTATGCCCATATCAAAACACCTGTAACAACAGTCATGACAAGAGGTTTGTACAATCGTGTAAGGCCTGCTGGTTTGGTTGGCTTGGTACTGCTACCGGATCCACTCACAGTGTTATCAATGTTGAGAAATGTGAGGAGAACGACCAAAATTAGGAGCATCAGCATGGAGTATCCCGCGACTTGCAAGATTATTTTTCCTATCCCAATGTCTTTGTAGATATTGTAGGGCTCATTTGAGCTATTTGCATCCGTGTAAGTAAGTACTTTGTTTTCCACACTATCTTGGATCAGCACAATTTCACCTTTTTCCAATTTATTAAATTGACTTACTCTTGAACTACTAAATGACATGACATCCTTGATGGCGATTGGAGCGACTAGAAGTGTCAATGTTATCATAACGATGGCAAAGATCATGATGATTGCTGTGAAAATTGTACTCAATTCATTGGTTGGCTCACTTTCGGCGCTTGGCGATGACGGTGTTTGTGGAGGGGCCATTGGGATGGGTGCCGGCGCGGAAGCACCTTTCGTAGCTTCGGGAGCTCGCGCACCTTCGGGAGCTGGCGCACCTTCGGGAGCTGGCGCACCTTCGGGAGCTGGCGCGCCTTCAGGCCCATCGGGGCTTGCATTGTCAGCCGAACGTTTTGCTAAAATTTCGTCGCGTTTTGCAGACACTTTATCTTTTATGGCTGACACTCTATTAGCCAAGCCTTTGAACATCCTTCACGGAAACTCTAATATACATTGAGAATAAACAAAAAGGAGAAAATCAACAAGCGTTTGTGATCTTGTAATCGATTACCATGATAACTGGAAGTACAAGAAATCCTGCAAATAAAATAGTGATCATCGACTTGAAATATGAGAGTGCGACGATGGATCCTAGGCACGACCCCTTAGAGTTCAGGTCATTTACCTTTTCTTCCATGGTTGATATGAGGTTCCGTTTGTGTGTTGTCAAGAACGATTTGGAATCAGCAGGTGCGATAGAGAACAAATTTTGTATGATATTATCGGATTGATTATTCACATAAGACCCTGTTCGATTCATGTAATCCGAGAAGCCACTTCCAAGAGGCTTGATTGCGTTTAGCTTTTCAAAGCTTTGAAGGGCTTCTGATAGTAATACATCTTTATAAGCATTCCCGTAGTAAAGATATAGATTATAGAGAAAAGTTGCTTTAGTAAAACTTTCGATGTTATTTATACCAAGTAGTTTCTTCTTGATAACATCATCATTTTTCGGTGTCTTAAGTTCAGTTAAGAATTCACACGCCTCATTGAAACACATGTGGTCTTTGACATATTTGTTGAACTCATTAAGACGAGTAATAAATGGGGTTAGCTTCAAATGGTAATAAGCGGTTGTAAAAGCTGTCAATAAGAATGCCAATAATGAGTAGATAAATAGTCGGATCAGGACTTTTAGAATAACCGAGACATCGATGTCAGCGATAACTTCAATATTCAAACTTTTTAATTTTAATAAAAGGACGATCGACCCAGCGCTGCAAACTGCGGCTCCAAATGTGGTTGCAACAAGGATTAGGATTGGATACTTTGATTCCAAAGAAGAGGTCGAAATGACCCCTTGATACTCAATGTCATCTTTATAAGGTAATACCCTTGGAGTATCTTGAGACTCATTTGCATCAACTGCAATCGATGCCGCTGCATTTAGTGAGTACTTTACAAAGATCACAATTGCCAAGATAAAGCTTGCAATCAGCAAGATCGCACCCAAAAACCCAAACACACCCAGTGCAATTATATTCCGTAATGGTATGTTTTCATTTTTGCTGAACAATTTGCCGAACAATGTGGATATAGTTGTTCGAAATTCGAACGTTGATGCTTTAAATTTTGTTAGTCGTGGGAATGAAGGATCACATAATGCTTTGGAGTTTGACTGACCTTGGCCGTCTGCGCCGCTGGCACCACTTGCGCCACTAGCACCACTTGCGCCACTAGCCCCACTGGCACCACTGGCGCCGCTTGTGCCATTTGCAGTAGCATTTGCTTTCCTATGGATTGCATTTGCAATTATGGCATATGGAACTTTTGTGTTCATATTCCTCTATCATAATCCGAGATAAAATGAATTTAAAATCACTAACTGAGTGCCTTGATAATCCACATGGAAAGCAATACAATGATTGGGTAACTCAAACGCACAAGGAACTCTTGGGATGAGCTGAGTAAGGATGCGTTGATGTATTTTAGCAGATAGAAGTTGCCCACGCGGTCGATTGACATGGCAAGGAGAACAACGAGCGACAAGATCACTAGTTTGATAACGTCCCATTTCTTGTTTGCTAGTTTGTCCCAAAAGGATTCATGGAAGGCACTGTTGGCGACCGTGGGTTCTGTGGCGTACATTTGAGCAGGGGGATTGTAAGCAACATTCGGCGGCATAGCGTGTGATGTCGCACCGGGGGCCGTTTGGGGAGCCGAGGGGGTTGGATCCGCTGCCATTTGCATGGACGGAGGGGGAAGCTGCACATTATTGGACATGGGATCCAATAGTGGGGAGCCATATGCACTTGAAAGATCGGTGCCGTCGAACATATCTATTTTAGAAGCATATTTTTTTACGACCCTCCATGTAGAGAATGACAACGGTCATTGATCGTCAGATAAAAAAGATCGAATCAATTGTCGATGAAAATACTCGGGTGATGGAAGTTCAGAATTTTAAAAAATACCGCCCCCTTTTCGAGTTAGCATATGAATTCCTGAAAACGAAGAATGTCCTACTGTACGGAGGCACAGCCATCAATGAGCTTCTGCCTGCAAAACTACGTTTCTATTCAAAAGAAATGTTGAGTGACATTGATCTTTATTCGTACAATGCTGAGAAGGTCGCCGAGCAATTACACAATGCATTCAAGAAAAAAGGACATCTCTCAACATTCAAAATGGGGCTTCATGAGAACACATGGAAAGTGATGGTGGATGGTGTCCAAGTTGCGGATATAACCTCAATATCAAAACAAGCATACATGCAATTGGCTAAAAATGGCGTGATGACGGCTTATGGTGTAAGAACAGTGAATCCGGAATATTTGCGCCTCTCCATGCACATCATTTTATCCCAACCGAATGATGCGCGCCTTTGGAGTAAAACGCTATGGCGTTTGATTGCATTTTATAAAGCATTTCCGCCAAAAGTGAAGGAATGTAAGGGCAAGCCGACAAATGATATCCCGAAAAATCTTATGATGTACATTAAGGCCTTTATTTTCGCCAACAAGTACATCATTTTGGGAATGCATCAAAATGTTTTGGTACATGACCTATATGATGGCGCAACGGGAATGATTAACATAATTGTAGAACAAGAGCCGCTTGATGTGGCAATTGTGATTGCAAACGACTGGATGGATATTCAGATACAAGGTCCATATGAAGACGAGAATGTAGGGCAACATGTTATCCTCGAATCCAATGGAAAACCGTTCATGTGCATTTTCCGAGCCACTTCGTGTCTAAGCTACGTTGAGCACGGACCTAAAAAGTATAGATTGGCGTCCATTCACACTTTGTTGCGCATGTACATTGGCATGATGGTAAGCGGCATGAAACATTTCGATCACTCATCTCTTGAATGTGTTGCTAATGTCTTAGCTAAAGAAGTAGTTGATTCTATAGACATCGGTCGGCACGTGAAAAAGGCATTTGCACTCGAATGCTATGGTCAATATGATGGCTTATACACAATGCGACGAAAGCAGTTCATGAGAAAAATCAATGTACCTATAAATTAATATATATTTGGTGTAGAGATGACGCACGTATGGTATCCCCAGGAGGAAGATTATTTACGAGCGCTTTCAAACGTATGTCAAGAACTATCTCAAAAATTTAAAATCTACCACGAACTATATTTACGGCGTCAATTTAAGTTTAGAATTCCCTCTATTGTTATATCTTCGATTACGGGTCTCGCGTCTTTTGGCACAAGTAACTTTCCAGAAAGCTATCACAACTCTGTTAGTATTGCAGTGGGTGCGAGTTCCATCTTTATTGCTATCCTGAATAGCATAGAGAGTTACATGAAAATAGGTGAGATTATCAGCGGGACTCTCCAATCCTCCATTAACTTTCAAAAGCTCAAAGAGCACATTGATATCGAGCTAGCGCTGCCCGTTGAAGATCGTGCCTCTCAAGGAATCATCTTTGTGCGTGAGTGCCATGGAATATATGAAAAGAATTGGGATTTGTCTCCGCATATCCTAAAACGCGTACGCTTCATCAAGCAATCCACTCACATAGAGCCAATGGGTATCACACCAACAATGCAATGCGAATCGCCGAAAGATGCCGTATTTATTGAGATGTCTTCATCAGGGGCCAAGCCGCGTATTGTGAATCTCGACAAGAGCTATGAAGGTGTGTGAAAATAATAGATTTTTGTAGATCAATTAATTAGACACGATGACATGGTTTTCGTAGGATTGGTTATTACGAGTTTTGGATTTTTCATTCCTGCATATATCGCTTTCATACGCCGGCGAAAAAAAGATGCCTTTCGAGCTGGATTGTTGGCGGTGTCTAGCATCGCTTATCATGGAACCGTGCATCCTGTGGCACACGCAATTGATGCATGTATTGCACATGGTTGTGGGGTTATTTACTTTAAGGAAACCTTGGATCGCATTGTCATTCACAAGTACTTTGGAGATATTGTGGGGTTGGCAGGGATAACCAGTGCGGGATTTATATACTTATTCAAAAGTAAATTCAATCCACACCCAAGCAACTCATATTGGCACTTGGGACTCCATATACTGGCCCAAGCCACATGGTGCTTTCATATTTTGGTGTAATGCTTTATGTACTCTGGTTTGTACATCATGTAAGTTGCAGATTCGTCTCCATAACTTTGTAATATATTGGGCGAACACGGAAGGACTATCGCATGGACATGTTTTTCAGCAGAATTATGGACAGCCACAAAAGAACATGGCAAACTAGGAATGTGCTTGCAAAGCATATTAAACATCGTATGCGCCAAACCCAATCGCCGATGGCTGCTGAGCACTGCTATATCATGGATAAAGAGGCACTCCACTTTGGAATGCGGCGTTAGACATGAATGTAGGTGTGGTGGATATGCCAATGTATGCCATGCATGCGCTACAAGGTAGCCAATTATTTTTTCATTTGAGGAGTCATCAATCTCGACCGCCACATAGCTCCATCCATGTATGATTATGCTTTCAAATACTGAGCATGACTCGCACATGCCAAGATGGTAACATGTCTTTTGAACTTCAAGTATCCCATCTATATCGCTAGAGGTTGCAGCTCGAAATCTAACTTGCATATATTATTTGAAGAAAGGTTTATCTACGATAACCGGGAATCGAACCCGGGTCCCTTGCTTGGAAGGCAAGTATCCTAACCGCTGGACGATTATCGCGTATGTTAGTGATTCATATTATTTTTAAATCAATTTGACACGAACAAAATGTTCGTTTTAGTTGTTTTTAGTTATTTTAGCTGCCAAATATAAACTCCATCTCTGTACCGTCGTGATAAACTTGCTCAAGGGAACAAACGTACGTCGGCATTGTCTGATTACGTTTGTAGAATTCGAGGACAGACGATACGATGTAGTCCATAGTGATTACACCATTAAGAAATATGCGACGCTCTTCGCCGTCAAACCATTTCACCCAAAACTCATCGAAGGTTCCGATCTCGATATCTTGCAGCTCTTCTAGAGATTTTGCCTGCCCATAAAGTGTAATATCCGAAGAAAGCCTTTCGCCGTCATATAGATTCCAATTCATCCTTGCGTTAGTACGTGTAAAGCGGTGTTCGTTACTACTACGAAGCACTTCACTTTTTCGAAAAGATTGTTATAAGTGACACAAAATGCATTTAGTGTTCCAGACGGGACTTGAACCCGTGACATTGGGCTCATAAGACCCACGCTCTGACCAACTGAGCTACAAGAACACTTAATGATAGAAAAATGAATATAGGTGGTTATGCTTCTAGAGGGGCTCGAACCCACGACCTACAGCTTAGAAGGCTGTCGCTCTATCCAACTGAGCTATAGAGGCATATTATGCAGTGCCTTTCTTTTTATATGGTTTTAGGGCTCCTTACCACGAACACTTAGGTCATTAACGTAATTCCTAGCTCTTGAAGTTTTGCCTTGAATTGAAAAACCTTGTCTTCAATACTGACATTTATTGATCCCGTTGTTGACCAAAACTTGATTCCTGTTGCCACAAGCTTTGGATGCTTATCAATAACAAACTTACCACCACGTTTTACACTTCCATGTAAAAAATAACAATGCTTAGGTAACATTGATGCTTCCATTCCACAATCTTTTGGCAAAGAGTTATCTCGTACTTGTTTGACATGAACTTCAATTTTGTTTTCTTTCGATAAGTCTTCCAAAGTTTTAAGTTTTTCTTTCAGCAAGTCAAACTTTTGCATGGTGCTTTTATTTCTTGCTTGAGTCGTACTCCATTGTCGCAAACCTTGCTTAACAAGGAATGGATGTCTATCAATAACAAAGCAATCCCCCCTTGTATCTGTAGCATTTGAGTAGTAACAATTACAAGGAATATCATTATATGATACACCACAACCAACGGGAAGCATATTTATCCTTGTTTGTTTTTTCTCACAATTCGCATTAACATCTAAAGTTGTTTTTTGATCAAAATTCATTGCATTATACACTTGTTTTTCAAAATCACTTAATTTTGTGAGATCTTCTTGCAAAGTTACTTGGTCATTCGTGTCAATTATATTAAAATTTATGATATCATTTGAAAAATGTGTTTTTTTGATAATCTCATTATATAATTGAATAGATTGCTTGGAGCTCTCATTAAAATTGAAAGGAGCATATGTATTTTTAAATTCACTATGTTTATCGATAAGGTATCGCATGTATTTTTTAGCTTCTTGAATTTTATATTCTATAGATAAATCCTTCCTTGATGTTGTTTTCCATGCAATATTTAAGTGTTTTATTTTAATTTCAATACGGTCTCCGTCCCTGTCACTATGTTTTTTTATGTAATGAAAGTTACGCGGAAGACATAGTAACTTGGATTTTAATTTTTTTCGATTCATGTTTTGTTGAAAGGTATTTGCAAACCGGAGGTTTGCTATTCTATTATCTTTAGAAACACGATTGATGTGATCAATTGACACTGAATCACTTGCATGTTGGGTAAAAATTATATTTGTTTTTGCGGCAACATTTACAATCAATGAATGTAAGGTATATCCTGTACTTGAACGAGCATATCTATTGCTCCATGTGAATTTATGTTTTTTTAGTTCTTCTGAAAAAATATCATCACTTATACATAAATGTGTATTTTCATCTTTATCATACATACCAATTACAATGTAATCTTTACCTTCAAAATCTACAAAGCAATAGTTATTAATATTCATTTTAATATGAATGTTATAGAAAACAAATCTTTAAGCCATGTAATGTTGGGTTTGGGTGGTTTGGATCGAATAAACAAATTTAAATTTCGATTATTCTCTAATTCGAATATGCTAATCCTCCCATGCCGCTCATGACGCGTAGGACGTTGTAGGATAGGGCGAAAACTTTGAGTTTGGCGGCAGTTGCAACGCTGGTTTGGACGTTTAGGACGGCGGCATCAATGCGCGACATGTTTAGGGTGCCGCTGGGTTGGTGGCTCTCCGGTTGTAGGGCGAAAGAGTACACATTAATACCCTTGCTGGTCGGCACGTTCTCGTGGTGTTGGAAAGGCTGCACCATGTTGAAGTAAGAGCCCTCGCGTTCGGCAAATCTGTCGTGGCCGTTGAGTTGTAGTTTGGCGGCTAGGACAACGTTGACACCTTCTTCAATATCACTTCCAACGGCAACGTTAGATCTGTCAGTGAAGTTGAAGTATTGTTGTTTGCCACCAGCTACGGTGTTCATGGCATCTAGTTGAGAGACCCACACTAGTTCCTTGACGGGGTGGTTGAAGTTTAGCTTGACCTTGTTGTTGGCACCAGTCACCGACTCATCGCCAGTGAATTGTAGCTGTTCGATTAGGTATTCGTGGCTGAGCTGGGCGAAACGACGACGTTCGTCAGTGTCTAGGAAGATGTAATCGACCCATAGCGAACATTTTTCAAGAGAGCCAGTGGGCACCACAGTCGTACGGACTAGGTGAGCTTTATCGCGGAACTCCATGTTGACCTTCACCTCGTGGTATTGAAGGGCAATTAGGGGTAGGGCTAGTCCGGGGTTGCGGCAGAACCAGAACTCAAGGGGAACGTATAGAGTGGTGGCTTCGCTCTCCTCGGGTAGGGAGCGGCCAACCATGTTGTTGTAACCAGTGCGCTTGCCGGCGGGTAGAGATAGATCGTTCCAGATGTACATCCACTCCGAGTAGTGCTTGTCAATGCGTTGGCCACCAATCTCGATCTCAACGTTCTTGATTAGGGCTAGACCAATGTATTGGGTCCATTGGGCGGTAGCCGGGCAAGCCGGTACGGTGACCTGTAGGTACATGCGGTGGATTAGATCACCGTTGCGGGAGATCTGGCAGGTCACACGCTTGCCGAAGTCGGCCGAACCGTTGAAGGTCTGCTCGATGGACTCCATCGAGAAGTTAGTGTGGCGGCGGTAGACCACCTTGAAGAAGGTAATTTGAGGGTTACCGGTTAGGTAAACATCTTGTGCGCCATAAGCAACTAGTTGTAGAAGTCCGCCACCCATATTGTTTGATAACTTATATGGAGAAAAAAATTTCACCGGCAAATTGTGCAAACTTTTGAATTTAAACGCAACCATTTAAGAACAAACATTTGACCGACATTTAGATGTTTAAAGAGAAAAGTTCCAAAAAACGGTTGCCGCTCACCGAGTCCTGCAAAGAGCTCACATTAGATGCAAGGCATCAACGAACATTGGACGAGATATCGGATAAACGCAAGCTTGTTCATAAGCTCCGGCAAAAGCACGACGCGAGCCAGCAAGCGTTGAACCTGGTGAATTTAACAATCGACGGCATGAAGGCCAATCAAGTAGATCTTGATGACACTGAGTACAACCTTGCATGGACCAACCATTTATACTACAAAGACCAGCTGCGGACATTAGAGCGCGAAATATCCCGTCTTGAATCATGCGAGGACGAGATCTCCTATTTTGAAAACACGGCTGCCGTGCTTTTCTCTTACTATGACCTTCTTAAGAATCAAGATACCGCAGAGACGACGGTGGCACACATCACAGCCATCGAAAAGCCGACAAAGGGCCGAAAGAAGCATTTGCCCATCCACACACGAAGCATTTTAGAGGCTCTCAATATCACACAGCCTGCGAGTGAAATGAAAGCAAATCCACCCCTTGATGCCGCAATAGACAAACGAGCTCTTGTTGAGAGGTACATGGTTATAACGGATCCGACATTTGTCAAGATGGATAAGAACGATCATTCATTGGGTTCGTGTTCTAAATGTAACATCCCATTGCTTTGCATGATGCAAGACGGCATCATGGTATGTGCCGGATGCGGGTACCAAGAACTTATGCTGGTTGAACAAAACAAACCAATTTACCGACAACCCACTAAGGAGGCCTCCCACTTTTCGTATAAGCGCATCAATCACTTTAATGAGTGGCTCTCGCAAATTCAAGGCAAAGAAAGCACCGACATACCGGAGGAGATCTTTGAGAAGATTGTAGGGGAAATTAAAAAGGAAAAGATCCACGACTCCTCCAAGCTAACTTACTCTAAAATGCGAGAGATTTTGAAGAAGCTAAAGATCAATAAGTATTACGAACACATTCATTACATAATAAGCCGCATTAATGGCATGCCAACGCCCAATTTTGCACCGGAACTAGAAGACAAATTGAGAACGATGTTCAAAGAGATTCAAGGTCCGTTCTTGAAGCATTGTCCGAAAGATCGCAAAAATTTCTTATCGTACAGCTATGTGCTTTATAAGTTCTTCCAATTGCTCGAGAGGGATGAATATCTGAAACACTTTCCACTCTTAAAAAGCCGCGAAAAGCTACACTTACAAGACCAGATATGGCGTAACATATGCGATGAACTTAACTGGCAATTTGTTGAATCGATTTGACATAACAATCATAAAAATAACAGGCGACGCTTCGCTTAGCTTAGCTAACTAAGCTCAAACACCGAAGCCAACTAGGTTGAAGCCAAGACCTAGACCGGCACCTTGGCGTACCGAGCCACCGATGCTGGGTGCAAGCACGTCAAGAATGGCGAACATGCAAGCGGCAACAAGGGCGATGATGAGGGCCTCTTGCCATTTTAGCGGGTTAGTGGGAAGAATGGTGGCCACGATGCCCACGGCGGCACCTTCCATAATGTACTTCATTAGGCGAGTGGTGATTTCTTGAAAGTCGAATGTGTAATCCATTTTACTTAACCAAGAGAAATTTATTTAAGAGATCGTCAGTACATAAATTAAATAAATGTCGTCCTCTCTTGTTCCCACTAAAGAAGTTGATTACCTTGACGAAGATAAATCGCTAAAGGGGCAAAACTATGTGTGCCTGTCCTTTATTTCGCCCGAGCAAGTCATTAAAAATAAGGATGTTTATGCCATGAACAAATTCCTCGGCCAATTTTCGGGCCAAGTCGCTGAGCTATTCGAAAATCTAAAAACACGCTTTCCGGAATCGAAAGATATCATTGATGGCATTGCAGAAAACCACAAGTTCGTTTTCAACGGAGCCGAGCTTGAAGAGCAATATAAGTTCTACCGCTCTATGCACGACGCCGACATTGACCGTGAGTTCTCGGCAGAAAACGACTTCCAAACGTGTGTGCGCGGCATCAAGGTACGTGGTGTCTTTGACACTCTCAAAGAGGCACAAGTGCGTGCTGAAGTTCTCAAGCGCATGGGCGATAAATTCGACATCTTTATTGGTCAAGTTGGTTGCTGGTGCCCGTGGTCTCCGAGCCCCGAAGCGCTTGATGACCAAGAGTATGCCGACACGGCTCTGAATACACTCATGAAGAAGTACAAAGAGAACATGAACCTGCGTGACGAGCAGTATGAACAACGCAAGCAAGATAAAATGCAAAAGGCCATGAACTCTGCAAAAGACGCATGGATGGCCAACAAAGAGGACGCTGGTGCGAGCGATGCGGCCGGCGAGGATGTCACTCCTCCCGAAGGCGAAGCTTCGGCATGATTTTGTGGTTCAGCCTCACAAAATGATATATCATAAATATGATAGAGATGAAAGCAATTGCTGTGTTTCTCTTGTTCGTAGGATCCATTCTAATCGTACAAGGGTATTATAGCAAATCGTCAAAGGGCGCATGCCCCACTCCCGAAGTTGAGATTAAATACTTACCATTATCGGTTTATGAAGAGCAACTATCGGATGAAAATAAAGTTAGCAAACAGTTCAAGAGCCTCTTCGAAGACATTTCAACTTGGCCAACGGTAAGAAATTGACGAGCCGCCCTTATTTTTATGCCATTCTACAAGTAAGTAATGACAACGGAACCCGAACATCGTCGGGACACAGCCTATTATGCTTTTTTCAAAACACTTACTGACCATGTCGTAGATGATGTACATACTACCTTTGCTAAAGTGCAGTCAGCATATGATGAGGTTGTTGCAAAAAGCACATTGAATCAACAACACGACCAAGCATTAAATCTTCAGTACTTCAAGGATCACGAAAATAAACGCATAAAGCATCAATCAAACTTTGATCAAGCCAATTATGAGTATAAGGCGACTTACGAAAAAATGCTTTTGGAACCCATGGGGCCGCATCGTCACGAGAAGGTCAATGACTATCTTTCGGCCTTTGATCAGGTATTGGATGCATCTAAAGTTCAAAGTGGTGTTTTTACAAAATACACCATACTCAAAAAAGATAATATCATAGATGAATAGATGACACCAAGACGATTTGAGTTTCAATGGCTCTGGTTTGTAATATCATTTAGCTTTGGCATACTTTATGTCTATCTGGTACATCCAACAATGCCTATAGTAATCAAGTATCCCACCCCCATCAATGCAGGCAAAGTCATCTATAAGGATACCTCGAATAAGTGCTATACGTATGCCGCAAAGCATGTTTCATGCCCAATGCACCCCATCGAGCAAAATATTGTGCCTGTATAAGGTAGAATGTCGCGTATGCGTGTCGCGGTCGATTACCTCCTGTATGACAAGAAGGGGCAAGTAGTCGTATCAATAATTCTAGGATTGGGATTCAGCCTCATGTTTCAAAGGGTATGCAAGGACCGTACCAAATGCATTGTTCTTTATGCTCCTCCGATCCACGAGGTTCAAAACGCAGTCTATAAAATTGACGATGAATGCTATAAATACACAACCAAAGAAGCCAAATGCACGCCTTCTGCGATTCCACCGCACCCCTAAGTGGTAGTTGGTACGGGTAGTTGGTACGTTTAATTTATATTTTTTATAGCCTTGTCATAATTTAGAGATAAACTCAAATGGCAAGCATGGCAACACCAATTAATAAACTTCCTGCGGATGCTTATGTACAAGGAGAAACGGATGACATGGTTAGCGCTGTTCTTGAAGACATGGAGAAGGAGATGGCTGCAAGCGAACCGCCTAAAAAACAAGTTCAATTTCAACCGCAAGCGCAACCAACCTACAGAGTGGTTCCTCCCGAGTACTTTTCTCCGCCGCCTCAAGCAAGCTGGATGACCATTGACATGGAGAACCTAAAGCAGGCTGGCGTCATTGTGGTCCTCAGTTTTCTAATCTTTCAGCCGAACTTGACAAGCATTATATATGAAAAACTCCCAAAGCTCTCGATCCTTGCATCGTATGATCTTTTTGTCAGAGCGGCACTCATGGGCGTTTTCTTTTACGTTATACTGACTCATGTGAGAATATAATCTGTTTTCTTAATAGAATATGAATTCTTTGTCAAGCTTGCCCCTACAGTTATCCAATGCCATGGAGGCTCTTCTACCGCGCATGGAGATACCGCAAATGGAGATGCCCCAAGTGCCTTCCACCGAGCCGTTTGTTTCGGAGGAGGACAGCAAAACAATAGTCAGCAACGTATTCATATCCGTTGGACTTATGATCGGTGCCATGATTATCACCGGTATCTTTTACTGGGCTTTTAACAAAAATGTTCTATTGTTCATTACCATCATGTCGGCATTGGTATTTCTATACACAATAAAGGTGCTCATTATCACAGCGATGATGCGATCTAACTACAAGTCCCAACGCATGTTCATGACCATGATGGGCGGAACAGTGTTCATGTGCCTGCTTTCACTCATCCTAACCATCATGTTTGCAATCAAATCTAGCTCGGCGTCCCGCTCAAGCGCAACACCTTCCTACATACCTTCGAACGTGAATGACTATATTAATCAATAGTTCGACGGGGAAACATGACGATCAAGCCCAGGCATGACCTTGTCCATTCCTTGCGCACCAAACACATTTCCTTCAATGCCAATCATTTCTCTATCATAATCCGTATCATCAACAACATTGGATTGTGCAGCTTTCAAGTGCTCCTCCGTCACATATGCACTGCCCGTTCCCAAAATGTCACCATAGCTTTTCGTGAAGGCCCAGTCAAACACGTTAAAGTTTGCCTTGTTGAGACGGAAGTAAGCTAGGAACAACGCCACGGACAAAATGGTTCCCACAATCACATCGTACATGACAAGTATGAAAATGATGAACGTCCCGGCCACCATTTGCATTTCTTCGTTACGTAGCCATTCAAGCTTTCCCACATCTGTTATTGTGATCAAGACCAATACAATCAATGACAAAATACGAAGAAAGTAGTGCATTGAAATTCTCTAAATCTATGGTATATAATTTATTCAATTCATTCATCATCATCAAATTCATACTTTCGACGCAACGGCACCACCTCAACAACATCACAAGCACCGCCGCCCTTGTCTTCGTCATCCGAATCGTCGTCATCTTCTCCATCTTTGTTACTTTTGTTCTTTGCAAAAGAGTAACCATTCTTCTTGTAAAAGGTAATGCGGCGGAATCCTTGATTCTTGAAAAGGCTAAATTGATCCCAAACGTCGATGACAAGTGGAATACACTGTCGTTCGTGTGCTTTTTGTCGTTGAATGCGACCAATTGGCTGCTCAATGGCCGATATCGGTGATGCAAGTATTAAAGTATTCAAGGCTGGTACGTCCATGCCTTCGCTTGCTAATGCGAATGTACCTAGCAATATTTTTTGTCCTTCGCTTGCCTTCAAATCAGCCTCTTTCATGCCACCAACATAGTATCCAATGGTCCCCAAGCCTTGTTCTTTGATCATGCATTCTAGAGTCTGCAGGTGTTTGCGACGATCGCTTAAAATGAGTACTTTTCTGTTCGGCTCTTTGTCAAGCACCTCTTTTAATGTCTTTATAATGAGCTCATTGCGCGGCCGGAAATCAGTGATGGCGTTGATCATTTGTGCAACATTCAGTTTTCCATTATACATAAACCGCTCACGTCCATAATCGGGATGTGGGTCGTAGAACGGTACAATTTTCACTATCAAATCAGACTCCAGTCTCTTTTTCAAAACGAACACTGGCTTCCCTATGAACCACTCGAACACTTTTCGCAAACCATCCTTGCGGTCAAGCGTTGCAGAAAGACCAAGGATATAGGGCGACGTTATTTTATGAAGGGCGCGCGAAAATACTTCTGCACTTGTGTGATGACATTCGTCCAATATTACAAATCCAAATTCCTGGAAGATGCTATCAGGATAGTCCTTCATCGCAAGACTTTGAAGACTCGCAAGGACAATGTCTTTGTTCTCAACATCCACCTTGTTTTGCTTGATGCGACCCACCCTAGCCGTAGGTATAAACTCCTCGATGCGCTCTCGCCACTGATTCATCAAAAACTCTTTGTGGCAGATGACAAGCGTCTTTGTTTTTAATCGACATGCAATATTAAGTCCCATGAGTGTCTTTCCGAAACCGCAACCAACTGAGATGATGCCGCCGCCTCGTGATGGGTCCGCACAAGACTCCATAAAAAGTTGCACCGGTTCTTCTTGTTCTGCACGAAGGCTTCCTTTGAAAATAAGCGCGGCATCATTGCCCTTGTGTAATGTATTTACGGTAGGCTTTCCGAATTTTTCAAGTCCAAATGCCTTGGGCATGTAGAACTTTTTTGTGCTTTCGCGATACACGGGGAATGCTTTGATGTCTTCTGCATTTGGCATATCTGGATGCACTCGCGGTTTTGCGGTGAGTAGCTTGCGCAACACCTCTATTTGTGATTCATTCCCCACCATGTCAATGGCATACCCACGACTAGAGAGATACGTTTTCAGTGTCATTGTATATTATATGTTGATTTGTATAAATCACTTTTTTTCCACGAGCACGTGATTGCACAAAGGACATATTGGTTTCTTTGTGAGCCATTCGGTTATACATGATGAACAAAATGTGTGATTGCAAATCGTTTTCCTCACATCTTTTTTTGTGTTTTGGATTGAGTCAAGACAGATTGGACAAAATTCATCATCACGGGTTGCATCACGGTCCAATGGAGCTATCAAGTCAATTTGCGATGCCTGCTCGACCTCGAAGCAATATAGATGAAACAGCAAGCCACTTGTGTAAATTATACTTGCAAGAAGCAAAACTTCACTTATCATCATGGATATATGGGCGCTATATCATAACACGTTTATTCTCTTTATGATAAGTAGAATGTCTTTCCTAAAAATTTACTTTGCCCTCCTTGCCGTCGTCATTATTGCATTATTTTATGGAATGGCGATACGCCCACGCAACGTGCAACTTACTTCTTCTGTAACTTCACAACAAGTGCGCGCACCCGAGCCCCCGAAGAACACAATAGATGCCTACTTTCCCACTTCCGTGAGTGACGTACCAGAAGATGACAAGATGGGCCCATTAGGCACGTGCCCACCAAGCAAGCCATTCTCAACCGACCTTCCTTTGCCTAATATTCCGATGTGCATGGCCCGGTCCAAAGACAATATGAAACTACATGTTCTCTAAAAAATGATGTTAAGGACTGTTCAATTTATTTATTAAAGACACAGTCGCCGCCATGCACACGGGTATTATTTCTTTTTGCGATCGTATTGGTTTCAATATTAAATCATCGGATGTGAAAGATGCCATTCTGAATGAATTAGAGTCAAAATATAATTTGAGGATTCTACAAAAGCATTGGTACCGTTTGGATGCAGCAAGTGTATCGCATTTAGATCGTTCTCCTCACTATGCGTGTCTCCGATCAAACGGAAATCCATACTTTATGTTTTTCACACGCTATGAGGATACCAACATTATTTACTTTGTCGATAAAAAAGTACAGCCTGGATACGAGAAGCCGCGAATTATTCTAGGGAAGGGTCGGTTTGCAGATCATATTTTTGATGGTACAATTTTGGATGGTGAAATGGTCAAGGATTTCAATGGTGGCTGGATGTTTTTGATCAATGATATGCTCGCACTAGCGGGCCGCACACTTTACAACCAAATTCTTCCGAATCGCATTCAAATGGTGTATGCAATGTTTGATAAGAGCTTCATTCCGGATGACATGTTTGATGTATGTCTCTTTCAAGTCAAAAAATACTTCCCATGTGCCCCCACTGAACTCGATGATCTCCTTGCATTCTCACAAGCCCTTCCATACACAAACCGGGGCCTTTACTTCTGGCCACAGTCTTTGAAATACAAACCAAAGCTGTACAATTTTAACGATGCACTCATCAAGTCGGTTGTTCGAAAAGTAAAGGACAATCCCGAATTCAAGGAAATAAAAGAAATGAAAAAATTGGATGATCTGGTTCTTATTACACCCGTGTCGCCACATCCGAATCCAATTCCCACCCACATGTTGCCGCCCCCGCCGCCGTCTCCACGTCCGCTGCCGCCTCCACCTCCGTATCCGTCTCCGCCATCTATACCGGCGCGTTCTCTGCCACCAACATCGGACTCTGAAAAGATTCTTCAGCTGCGAAAGACAGAGAATCCCGATGTGTATGATATTTATGATGGGTCGTCAAAGAACTTGGGTATTGCTCATGTGGCAACCCTGAAAACTAGCAAAATGCTAAGGGCGGTCTTTAAGGACATGACAGTTGCAGTAAGCACCGCGTTTGTGTGCAAATACAAAAATGAGTGTGGGAAATGGGAGCCTCTTCGTCCTCTCATGTAATTTTCAATACAAACTGGTCAAGATCGGCCTGGTTTTTGGAGATATCGACATTCAGCGAATGTGCATATCTAATATACACGTAATGCATATCATCTGGTTCAACGTGATCATGAATTAAATGCATGCGGCTGTTAATTTTGTAACTTGTTTTTGCAACTTGGATGTCGTGTGTTGCCTCCATTGTGCTTGGAAATCGGTGTATCGGCAAACTGTCCTCATGAACTGCCATAACATAGAATGGCAGTGTGATCGCATCACACTTTACGTTTCGGCTTATAACCTTTTGATGGTCATTCAACATATCGAAAGAATATACGAGATCACGATAATTGAACTCCTTAAATTTCGAAAGTTGTTTTGGGTTTCGTTGAAGGTTACTTAGCAGAGGAGGTCTCTGATCCCACCCCAATTTTATCATGTTTGTAATAATTTCACTTTTGCCGGGCGGCATGATGTAAAATTCCACAACATTCACTTGACTATCGCCTAGAAAAGATTCAATCTGGAGAGTCATATTTACTGCTTAGCACAACCGACTTGTATTTCAAGTATCACTCAATTTTTGGCTTAAGTAAAAATTGATAATAAAGCTCAGAAGAGTATTTGATCTAAAAGAGGAATAAAACTATGTCTCATAAATGTCGCGAAACCGTCGTCTTGGCCTATCAAGAATTGGGCTTGTCCGAATTAGAATCTCAAGATCTCGAAATTGGTATATTTAATTCAAGTATCGACTATGCAAAACTCAAGGGCGTGCCCGCGTCGTGGATGTGTGATATATTTGTTGAAGTTTATCACTCCAAGTGTCGGAACATTTTTGCGAATTTGAAAAAGGATTCATATGTGAAAAATGAGCGGCTCATGGATCGTCTTCGCGATCGCGAATTTTTGCCTCATGAGCTTGCGGCGATGAAGTACGACAATCTGTATCCTGAGCGTTGGAAGGAGATTATTGATCAAAAGTCTCTAAAGAGCCGAGCGGCATACGAGCAGTCGGCTGCTGCAATGACGGACCAATACACATGTGGAAAGTGCAAGAAAAAGAAGATTTCATACTACGAGCTCCAAACAAGATCAGCAGACGAGCCTTCGACGCATTTCTTCACATGTTTGCATTGCGGCCACCGCTGGAAGAATTAAAATACACTTTGTAATAAACAAACTTACAAAAATTATTGAAATAAAGAATTATGTTACACGCTCACTCGATCGATTAAATGTTGCCTGTTTCAAAATTGCGCAGCAAATGACGAACGGCTACAAGATCCAAATCGCTTACTGCCCAGTACTCTGTTTTGTTATTTGGCATGGCCCGCTTGACCATGTATGGTAGTTTGCCTTCCATGAGCTCACGTATCGCAACCGCTCTCAGATCCATATTTGATTTTACATGTAAATTTCCAACATCCACGAGGGGTGGGGCACCACGCGAAATATGCATGGTGCGCAAACCAATGAGCTGGTTGAACTCGTACTTGGTCATGATGTTTTTGGACACATAACTTTTCGTGTCCCTGTTCAAAATTTTCTCAATGTCGTCGGCAACGGTAGTGCTCGCCATCCTTTATCCTTTATTAATATAGACTTATCTTTTCTCTTTACATCACTTTTTGGACTCTGTCCTCCAAGAGTGTCCGCAGTAGTCACAACAATAGAAATATTTCATATGGACGGGGTGGTATTTATAAACAATAATTCGGGATTCGTTTTTTGGGCCCGTGCAACCCGAGTTCGTGCATTGAATATCGCTCGTTCTCGGCAAGGTAGGATCGAAACGAATGTACTTGTTGAGATGCTGCATGTAAAGCAAGTCGTCTTCAGAGTAAAGAGTCTCTGTTATCTTGACGGCCTTGGTGCTATCTAACTCTTTGGAAAACAGACAGTGCTTGCAATGTTTAACGAGAGCATCATCTTGTGTCTTCACAAACAGCATATTACGGCAAATGTCGCAGAACTCCATTGGATATGTTTTATCGACCTTCTTTAATATATGAACTATATCATTTTTTGAGGCACTTAAAAACACGGGTCGTTCATCAATCATGCGCAAACTACAACTCTTTTTTGTACATAACAAGGGTCATGCAATTCGTAAAAAGTCACTCGAAAATTTCTCGACAACAATGACAACAATTGCAAGCAAAATGAAAGTGTCGATGCTCACACCAATCGTCGTGTCCGAGCCCACTGATTCAGAAATTGAGCTAAACTTGAAAGAGTACAACGACAAAATTGAGTATGTAAAAACAGGAGATGCTGATTTTGACAAGGCGATGCCCGTGCTGAATGTTCCTCAATTAGCAAATTTGGAAAAACACAAAAAGATTTTACAGGCAATTGCAAATTCTCCTGCCGATGCAAATATTCATTATATGGTTGCAGAAGACGATGCTGCAATTTTACCTGACTTTATCTTGAATATGGAAAGCATGCTTCGCGACCTTGCTGAATACGATTTACTTATTTTGGGCTTAGCGCTCACAACACAAAATGCTTCCCAATTATTCTTGCCCATCCAAGAAATTGGTTGCAAAATTCTACCGAGCAAAGAATGCTATCTAGTGCGTCCTCACATTGCACGTGCATTGGTCGAAGCCATGGCCCCTATTCGCTTCGACATGCGCACTTATTTATCCCATTGGATACATATGAATCCTGAAACCAACACAGTTTTTTACAATAAACGTGTTTGCATTGATGGTAGCAAGCTTGGTCTCTGTCCAAGTACTTTGAAAAATAATAATGTACTTCTCTTCAACCATGAATACATGACCATGCTGCAGCTTCTTCAAAGTGGGGAATCCGTTGAAGTCGCCCGTGTCCGACAACTTTATAAACCGATTGAACGTCTTCAGAATCCGGATGCAATGCATCTCCTTGGTGTTCTCTTGCATAAAGCTGGTAAAAACGACGAAGCCGAAGCCGCTATTTTAGATGCAATTGATGGGATGGTGCGCCAGGCCGGCTTATTGAACCGTGGGTCCGAGATGATACACAATTACATTAATTTATGCCGCCACATCAGCAACAACAAAGAGTATGATGCTTCTCTTGCAAAATATTCCAAATTATATGTCTAGATGACTCACAGCTCTTTGTTATATTCTTTTTACCACGACTGAAAGGCCATGCTTTTTTCGGTCTTGAGAGTCATTTACAAATGCATAGTCCGGTTGTTCTTGCTCGTTGCAACAATCAGGTGATGTATTTTCACAACCATAGCAAAAGGGTGCGTATCCGCCTTCGTTGTTATATTTCATGAAAGAGGCGCGCTGGACTCCGACGGGAAATTCGCAGAAACCTTTAGAACACCCACCACGCTCATTTGGGTAGTGTGTGTTTGCCTTGAAGAATGGGCAATCCGTATCTTTTTCGCACTTCTGGTCCCAAACTGTAATATTTGGCTTCAGTTCCCCAACAACATTGTATTTTGAATTACAATATGCTTTTGATTCAACTAACAAATCGCCGTAGCAACCAAACCTTGGATCTAGTGCCTCGCTTGAAAACTGAAGTTTTGAAATAAAGTTTTCACTGCCGGCAGCCAAGTCGCGCTTTGCTAAATCGATTAAATGAAACGAATTCTCAACAAGTGTGAGTGATGGTGATTTTGATGTCCAGTTAATTGAAGGTCGTATGATGTCGTTCCGAGAAACCTCGGTCTTCTTGAGATTTGGGTAAAACAATGAGAGTCTGTCTAAATCAATCTTGTCAAATGATAGCATCTCAAGTTCTGCGCGACCAAGTGCGCTATGATATTTGCTGTCGATTGCAACACTTGTTATAATGATGTCAATTTCGGGTGCCAAAAAAGACGATGTATTGACAATCTCATCATACGTCAGTTCTCTTAATGTCACCGACGATTCATTTATACGATAACCTAAGAGAATAGCCTTTATAAAGTGATAATCGCACCGATCAAAGAATGCAACGGTCTTATTTGCCAAGTCAAAGGGACACTTAAATGCGCCAGCCTTGGAAAGGGGTACCATGGCAAGAAAGAAACCTTTTGAGATTGGTGATTGCAAAATAGTCGGGGTCTTGATCTTGAGTAAATCAACGTCATTGACAATGACACGTGTTGTCCCAAGCGTTTTCATCAATGAAGGTGAAGAAGCAATGTCGGAGATGAAATCAATGTGCATGGTTTTATTGAGAAGCTGAAGAGAACCCGTTTGGTTTAACGGATTCGTAGATAATGCATCGGCTGGGTTTTGAAAACCTTCTCTACATTTCATTGCAAAAAGTAACGCTATTGCAATTGCTAAAACTATGCCTATCAAAAGCATTCCTGCAAAGGGCAAATATTTTCTCAAATGCATGTAGCAGAACCGTATTTTATGGTGCGACGCTGGTTCATTGCGGTTTTATTGTATCTCTTGCTCGTGGTTGTAATCGTTCTGGCAAAACCAGCAATGTTTTTCACCGATAGAGATGAAATCAAAGAATGGCGTGTGCATTCAAATGTCAAGAACAGCATTTTTAGCATTAAGTTTGTCTTTCCAGTAATGGCCATCGTGTGTTATTATATAGTTTGTGTGATAAGCGTAATGCTATAAGCCACAAGCGACAAGCGGACAAGCGAACGTGCGAGTATAAAGCTATCTTTCAACGAACATACAATGGAAAATGAAATAATTGGTAATAGAATAAAGTTTGGAGGCATACGACAATGGTTACATAATTATAAACCATCGAAAAATGGACTATCATATGAGTCACTTATGGTTGTCCTTGGACCTCATGGAATAGGGAAGAGCACGCGTATAACACAACTCGTGAAGGAGTGTCAAATGTGGCCATTGCATATACAACCGTATAATTGTCAATCATCGAAGGACTTGAGTGATCTCATATTCAAAGCATGCACAACTCACAACCTTTCTCAGCTATTTTCAGACGATGCCAATCTTCAAAAATGTATTATTATTGATGAATATGAGACACTAGTGTCAAATGACCGCAATATGACTACAACATTAGTTACACTCATCACGAAATCCAAATGTCTCTCTGATGTTCCTATCATTTTGATATGTGATTTAGGCTATGAAAAGAAACTGTCCGACCTAAAAAAGTCAAAAACGATAGTTTCTTTGGGTCCGGTTGATGTACCTTCTATGTTTGTGCATTTTTCAGAGCACCCCCTTTTCAAAACGCTTTCGTCGCAAATTGTTCATGAAGCATGTGTGCAATCGCGAGGAAACTATGTTTTTGCAATTCAACTTTTAAACTTACAACTCACACATAGCAAAATACAAAAAAGTGACATTGAGCCTGCTCATCAAGGCAAACAGGGCAAAGATGGAAAAGATGGCAAAAAACAGGGCGGCAAAACATCAAAAAAGACTACCGTTTTGTCAAGCATGGATGGAATGGATGATAGCATAGATCTATTAGACATGTTCCGTTGTGAAAATGCATCAAAAGTGTTTGAAATTCTGCAGCAAGATGCATGGATCAACCCGATGAGACTGCACGAGAATCTTCCAAGTGAAATCGACTTTCGCAAAGGAACAAAGTCGGCAAAAGAGATGGTGTATGTAAAATGTTTAGAGCACTTTATAAATTGGGATGACGGCATGTCCAAGGCGGAAGATACATTGGAGAGTGCAGTTCAAATCCTTGCTTTAGGCATCAGTCATGAATTATCGATATTGCCGAGGAAGAAAACCGTTGATGATGCCTCTTTGCATAATTTTACTAAAATATTAAGCCAAATGTCATTGCAAAAGAAACATGAACGCACATGGTATCAAAAATGCATTGATAATGCCATTCCAACAAATATATCGAGCCATCTTGTTTGTAATGTTTTCAAATCCTAATTTTTTGTATTCTCTCATAAATAGAGACATGGATACTAAAGAACCTTTGCCCGTGCCGGCACCTACTCCCGCTGCTGCATCTGCCGCAGCTGCCGCTTCTCCTACTCCATCAATTGCCTCGAAAATACCTTCTATTCAAGATCTCAAGGACAACCCCAAGGCGACGTCTGTTGTTGTGACCAGCATCGTTCTTACACTTTTGGCGTTTATCCTGGCATACCTTCTATACAGATACATCAACAAGAACAAAGTCAATCGCGACAGTTACCTTCTACCCGAGAGCAAGGTTCCTCTTGTTGGCACAGAGTACAGAAGCCTTGATGGCCGTAAGATTCCCGTAATTGGAAATGGCAAGCGAACGACCATTATGTTTTGGATCTATCTACACGACATTGACAAATACAAAGGCATTTACCGCCACATTTTACACAGAGGTGAGCGATCGGTTGAAAAAGCGTCTCCCCTCATTTTCCTAGATAAAAATGAAAATAAAATCCATGTTCGCTTTGATTCGAGCTCCAACCCATCATCGGTCAGCATGGCGCAACCGTACGTAGATTCGGTCACCGTTGGCGACGTGACAAAAACGGTTACAAAGGACGAAGACCGCATTCTCTTTGACTTGGCAACACGCGGCGTAACAATCGACTACATTCCTTTGCAACGCTGGGTTCATGTTGCCATAGTTGTAAATGAGGAGGTAAATTCCGGAACCGTCACTATCTTCTTGGATGGCGAACTTGTGAAGCACGAGGTCAGTGGCAAGCAAACAAAAAAGATTGAATTTTCCACGGATGGATCTAACGATGCAAGCTACGATGCCGTTGTGCGCAAATACCAAAACTTGAACTTGGACAAGTCGGGCAACATATGGGTTGGTGGCTCCATGATGGAAACCGACATTGGCCCTGGTTTCTCCGGACTCGTGAGCAAAATCGAGTTCATCAACTATGACATGAACGCTTCTGACATTTACACCAAATACATGGAAGGTCCCATTGACAACCTTGCAAGCAAGCTTGGCCTCCCTGCATACGGTGTGCGATCACCCGTGTATCGCGTCGGTTAAACCGATACTGATATCTATAAAGTAAGGATGCCCTCGAGCATCTGCTTTTGAATCCAGGTGTCGGGATAGTTGGCGGTATTGTACTCCAAACAGTCAAGGTCCAATGTGCTACGAGAACGTAGTTTCCGGACATTATACACCAAATACATGTCAAAATGATGAAGAATGCAAAGGTATTCAAGGTATGTTTTAGAACACGATGTTACTGACAGCGGCACTTTTTTTTCCAAGGGCACCTCTAACAAGATAGAATCATCAACAATATCCCGGTGTATCACACTGACTCTGTTTTCTTGAAGATTTTTCATATGAGTCACAAAAAGGTTTGCATGATTGGATGTCGAAAATGAGAGTAGGCATGTTTTTGTGCATACTCGGTCAATATCCGGTCTTATGAGAGTCTTATGCACTCCAAAATACGACTGTTGTTTTCCCATGATAACATGAACATCTTTTTTGTCTATTATGTAGCGCCGTGGTGCATGAATATTAAATTGCAACATGTTTTTACTGATGTGAAAAATCACGAGCCTCTATATGTAAGCCATCAATTTTCTTCTTATATACTAAATTAGAGAGGGCTATGCTTACAATCGTTATTCAAGTTGTCATGGCCGTCATTTTATTGATTGTCATGCTTGTGGTTGCCTTTTACATCTATAACAAGGAGTATGTAGATGCTATCCGATCTTCGAGCTCCCTTCGCAAAAAGACGGAAGTTTTTGTTGGGATCAAAGACATCAAGAGTAGCAATAACGAGACATACAATGTCGTCGATCGCGAAAGTTTGACGTTTAGAGACATTGGTGGCTCTATCAACCAGCATGCGGGTGCCGAATTCACTTACAACTTTTGGCTTTTCAAGGACAATGCAATCGGTTCCGAGCCTCTGCTAGGAAAAGATATTGTTAATACTGACAATGGACTTCACGCTGAAGATATTATTCTTTTCACAAAGGGATCAAATAAGGTCTTTAATTACAAGAACCAATGTGGAGTATTGAAAGATGACATTCTTGTGAAGTGCCCTCTAGTAAAACTAGAGCGCGGCGGGGATGTGCTTACGGTTGAATTGAACACAATTCAATCCCCGGACGGCACCCGTGAAATGTCTCGCAACACATGCGAAGACAAGCGCATTGATTGGAACACAATGAACTCCCACAAAGTGTCTCTTCGTGGTCTAAGAAACTACAATTTTGACAAGAAATGGTTCATGGTTACTGTCATCGTGCGAGACACCGCCCCCTCCGAACCGTTGCCGATGCGTAACAAAGTAAATGTCAAAATGTATGTGAATGGCGTCAAGGAACTTGATCGTATGATGGACGGCAAGCTCGCTCAAGTGGGTGGGAGCGAGACTGCTCTCCGTCAAAATGAAGGACACCTGTACGTCGCACCTATCATCAAGCTCGGCGCTGCGAATATTCCCGTGTATAGCAACTTTTCGGAGCAATCGCTCATGATGGCCGATCTATCCTACTTCAACTACAATTTGTCCCCCGAAGAGGTGAAGACACTATTTGATGCCAAATACACAAAGAAAGTTGCCGCCAGTATCACCGACTCGCCAAATGGCCGCGACGCCATCAATAACACTGGGGACTTACTATCATTCGCAGATGGTAAGAAACAACTTACCGCATTCTAGATTATCAAATCCATCGTATTTATTTTTCTTGCAAAATTAAGGTTTAAAACAATCATCTTGAATATGAGTAGAGACTTTCACAATGGCTGGAGGATTGATGCAACTTGTGAAGCCGGATTCCACCAAGTCCCATGGGGCTCAAATGGAATATATAACGGTAAATCCCGAAATCAGTTATTTCAAAATGGTCTATCGACGCCATACAAATTTTGCGATGGAAAGTGTTCGACAGACATTTCTTACCAAACCGGTTTTGGAGTCGTCCGGAAGAACGACCTTCACTTGTCGCATTGGTCGTGTTGCGGACTTGTTGAAAGATGTGTTTTTATGTTTCGAGTTGCCGGCCATCTACTCGGACTCGAATCTACGCTTTCAATGGGTTGAGAACCTAGCACACCACATGATCTATACTTTCTCAGCCCGTGTGGATACACAATTGATAGACCAACAACATGGCGAATTCATGGATGTGTGGAATGAGCTGACACTCCCACCTGGAAAGCGAGCACTCTATAATAAGATGACCGGACACGTGGATGCTTTTTCGAGTCCAACCGCTCAAAATAAAAAAATTATGATTACAAATAATCGAATAAGTTTCAAGGCATATCCCACCAGTTTGCCAAATCGGCCATCGATTGTCGGAAGAAAATTTTATGTTCCGCTTCCATTCTTCTTCACCAAGCATGCTGGATTGTCATTGCCACTTATTGCACTTCAGTACCAAACGATTGATGTAACGATTGAGTTCAGAAGCATCGAGGAACTTTACCAACTATATGATGCATCGATCGGTAAGTACGTAAGTCCGCTGTACTACAATCAGTTACATGGAACATCCTACAACATTTCAAGCTTTCTTGCACATGGCGGCGGCGGCACTACGCGAACAATTGATTTAAATGCATACTTGGAGTGCAACTACATTTATTTGGATACAGAGGAGAGAACTGCACTTGCAAGAGCGAGCACAGACTATTTAATTGAACGCGTCTTCAGGGTGGGAACCGATGGTTTAGTCAATACCGCCACCATCAATTTGACACTGCAAAATCCCGTCAAAGAATTAATATGGATCACTCGGCGATCGGATGCATTGAGAAACTACAATGATTATACGAACTATATGGACTCGGTCCAGGATATAAATCCACGAACGATTCTGAAGACGGCGAAAATCGTTTGGAATGGCATGGACCGCATTGAAGAGAAAGATGCCGAATACTTCAATCTTCTAGTGCCATACAAACATCATAGTAATTCTCCCCGTGACGGCTTGTATGCGTATAGTTTTGCACTTCATCCCGAAAAGTTGCAGCCAAGTGGTGAGTTCAATGCATCCATGATAAACGATATCTCATTGTTTGTTACATTGAACCCTCGCGAGGATACAACGTACGAGCATGAGATCGTTGTTTATTCCGTTTATTATAATATTTTCAGAGTCATGAGTGGTTCCGGTGCAATGGTTTTTGCATATTAATTTCAATTTTATTTTATGTTTGGTTCAAATTAGAGGTATGCATCTGGTGCTCGTTTTAGTCATCATATTGATTGCTTATATTATATACTCGTATATTCAATCATATAACACAATGGCCAATGAGCTTCGTGAAATCAGACTAAAATGTATGCAAAGTGGAGTCAAAATGGTATCCCCGCCTACCAAGGAGCCCATGCAAGTTATGTCCAACGACATTATATCTTCGTTGAAGTCCTTACAAGGCATGATAGCCAAGAAATATTAAACGGGTATAAGAAATATTCATCTTATTTTTGTAATCTTAAATGCCTCCGAGATCGGCAACAGCTGGAACGCGTAAGAAAAAGGCGAAAGTTGAAGTTGAAAAACAAGAGGAGCCATCCGTTACTGAACCGGTACCTCAAGATCATGTAATTGTACAGCTAAATATTTCATCGCAGACGATTGAGGACATCATTCAGTGCGACAACTTTCAGCAGATTCTCGAATATAGACCCGACATTAGAGACCCGATTCCCTACAACCCGTGTAATTTCTTCGATTCCCAAAATGATCAACTTGAAACTTTGCCACTCGCCGTTGAAACCAAAAAAGACAAGAAGACCGTAAAGGCCTCGAATGAAATTGAACCGGCCATGGAGACGAATGCTCAAATATATGAGGAAAATAAGTTGATGTGCTTTTGGTGTTGCCACGACATTGGCGCGAGCCGATACGGCATGCCATGTGCGTATGACGGCAATCATAACTCATTCTCCGTATATGGTCACTTTTGTTCATTGGAGTGCTGCGCCGCTCATAACTTCTCGGTCCATATGGGATGTGACCGTATGTGGGAAATTCACTCGTGGATTCAGCTATATGCACGCCAAATTGGTTATGGGACTCCTGTGCGTCCTGCACCAAGCCGATATTTGCTTAAAATGTTCGGTGGTCCAATGGCAATTGATGAGTTTAGAACAGCACACAAGGGCTCGGCCCGAACTTATGTTTTGAACATTCCGCCTCTTGTAAATATTCAGCCTCAAGTTGAATCGATTAATACATCATTCTTGTTTAAAAATAAAACTGAATTGGGTGATCAATCTAAAGTTATAAGAAAGAAATCTATTGTTGATTCGAGTAAAACTCTTGATCATAAAATGAACTTGTCGTACGAATAGACAAATAAAAGGATTTAAGGAAAAATTTGAAGTTGTATTTGTACATGCCTAATATACCTACATGCACAATGTCTGAAACCACTGTACCAACGATGTATCGTGTATCTACAATCACATGCAATGGAGATATTATAAAAAATATTAAAAGGGATGTTCCGCCTCCCATCCCGAGCGGTAAGCCGCGTGGGCGTCGTGGTGGTGTCGCTCGACAAGCGCCGATTGTGCCAGTGGTGAAGCCGGAGTTCAAAAAGAAAGACACTTTGATCCATTTGCAAGTCTTTTTCGATAATGTTCGTCTTGTGGATTCGAAAACGGACGATGTCGGATTCATTTGGGCGGAGAATGGTCCAAACCGGAATCGAGGCGACAATCTAAAAAAACCAAAACGGAATGCAGAAGATCGTAAAATTTTTGACAACCAAGTGACCGTTGTTTATCGGTTTGAGACGGGCTACAAGCCAAATATTAAACTATTTCGCAATGGAAATATTCATGTCACCGGTATTCGAAAACCAGAAGACGGTGAATTCATTGTCAAGCTCATGAGTGACGAGGTTTTGCGAATCGCAAATGATGGGTTTGAAATTCTGAACAAGGACCATGTGAGTGATACTTCGTTGATCGGACCTTCTAATTTCAAGATACGAATGATCAACAGTGATTTCTCCGTACCGTTTCGAGTCCGACGCAAGGATCTTCACAAGCTTTTGATTTCAAATGTGTATGATAACATATGCAGTTTTCAACCGGGCACCTATCCGGGCGTTAAACTACAATTTTATTGGAACACACAATATGACAATAACGAAGGTAAATGCCTCTGCAGGTGCGAGGAAAGAGACCATTGTGATGGAAAGGGTGACGGATCTCAAATGGGTTGTTGCAAGAAAATTACAATCTCTACTTTTGAGAGTGGAAAGGTCCTCATAACGGGGGCAACATCGTTTGTTCAAGTTAATAAAGCATACGCATATATTTGCAAGGTGATCATGAGCAATCAAGACATCCTAAAAAAAGTAGTTGATCCCCCGAGCTGCGCATCTTAGCGGAGCTTAGCGCATCCTAACGGAAGCAGCTACTGTTGAGCATGGGAGCATCCATGTAATCTGTTAATTTTTGTTCATTATTTCCTGGGCGAGTAAAGCTTGGAATGAAGTATTGGGCGTTGGGTGGAGGATTTGCGCTCTTCAAGTTGTCGCGTACCATGACTTGTGCATCTGGAACAACAGGCACATTTCCCCATGGGGCATTTTGTGCAAATGGGGTGCCGGTGTAAAGACCACCATTTACTTGGCGCGGCGGGATTGGAGTGGGAAGGGCGTCAATGTAACTATAATTTAATTGCATTATACTGCGGTCTCTAATGAGTTTAAAGAATATTTATTTCATATAGAAAGTACGATTCACATGTCAAAGAAACGAAGTGCCGAAGATATTGATCATGCAGACCTATCCAATGAAGAAATTTTGAAAATTGTTGAGGAAATCATTTCCGATCCTATGAGTGAAAAGGAGAAAATTATTGAATACGGTAAAAAGTACCCTGAATTTTCAAAATGTCATGAGATGCTTTTCGAAGTGGTTTGCCGACCAAATTTCGATTTGGCACGTTTGAAATATATGATGAGTCTAAGATCTCAAATTCAAAATAATTCGACCACTGTTGAAACAGCTTCAAACCGCGTGGGCCTGCAATTATTTAATCAATATGTAAAACCGATCGTCGATGCAAACCCCCCTAAACCCTAAATGCCTTGGCCCAAAATCCTAACCCACGCGTGCGCGAGCTACATGAGGCACATGCACGCCTGCATACTGCCATTCACTCTTCCTCTCGCGGCTTTGTGGAAATAAATAAAAAAAATAAAAATG